CAAAGAGACTGTGGTTAGAGCCTTTGCAAAGCCATCTAGTGGTAGGAGTTGAAAACTAATCCACAGTATCTAAAACAGCATAGCTTAAATTTTTATTAAAAGCAACCTAAGCTATGACTATATTATACGAGGAGTGAAAAAGATGAAAAAGGTATTGCAAATCTGCGTATGCATTATCTTTGCATGGTGTTGTCTTAGCTTAGTTGGCGGATTTTCGGACAGCCAGGTGCAAAGGCATACAGTCACGCACATTGTACAAGAAGGCGAAACCATGTATGGAATCGCTGATAAGTATTTTCTGCTCAACAAAACAAGAATTTGTTTTGACGAGTTTTGGTACAACGTATCCGAAGATAATAAGCACCTGACCGCCAACCGCCGGTATCTCCAGCCTGGAGATGTAGTCACTGTTAATTACTACACAGTGAAAGAACAATGATAGCAGGGCATAAAGCCTTCTCGCTATACATTAATTGTAACAGAAAGGAGTTGAGCATTATGGCAGAAAGTAAAGCTAACATCTATAAGGCAGCTAGAGAATACGCACGAATTAGCCGTGTGGATGCTGCGGAAGCCTTTGCTATATCTGCTAGTTGTCTTAAGGATTACGAAACCGACGTGCGTGGTGTTCCGGATGTTACGGCATTGCAAATGTCTCGGTTGTATCGTACACCGTGGTTACGTGTACAGCACTTGCAAAGAAATGTAGTGTTTTGCGACGTTTTTGGACTTATTCCTCCGGCTGATGATTTGGCGGTGAATATGTTAAGGGCGCAAAAAGAAGTCGGTGAAGTGGTTGAGTTGTTTCCGCAAATGGTAGCGAAAACAGTACAAAAAAAGCACCTCGGCGACAGTCTTTTAAAAGAATGCCGGGAAGGTGCACAGGCTTTGCTTGTGTTGATTGGTATTGAAGAAGAACAAAAAGAAAAGACCCCCCACGCTAATAGAGAGCCTTTAACCTATAAATAAAGTCGAAAGGAAATCTGTTTAAAAAATAGGTCATATATAGTATAGCATACGGAAAAGAGGTTGTCAAACATGGAAAGCAGATTCTACACAGCTAAAGACATTGCCAACCTTTTAGGCGTAGGCGTTGGAAAAGGCTACTCGCTTATAAGGGAATGGAACAAAGAGCTTCAGCAAAAAGGCTATACAACTGCACAAGGCAGAGTAGTTAAAGCCTATGCTGATTTAAAACTTGGTTTCGGAATTCAAAAGGAGGATGTATATGGTAACTAATGAACAGGTCAACGCCGTGTTAGCTCGCAGCGGACTTAGCATGGAAGGATTCGAAGCTTTTAGAAAAAGAAAGCATGGTGAGCATAAGCAGACGAAAGAGAGCTGGTTGAAAGACTTTAAGACTTGCTCACACTGTACCAGGGATGGCAAATGTAAGTATCAACACTTCGGATACCACCAGGAAAAACAGGCTGTGCGTGAAGGTGATGTGTTAAGCTATAACGTTAACAGCTTGTCGGTGAATATGCAAACATATCCTAAAGTTGGCAGTTATCGCGAATGCTGTCACTGGGATGCTGAAACAACTCTTAAGCTTCATAGTAAACTTGAAGAGCTGGTTAAGGAAGGTGAAGTTATATGAACGCATTGGCTGATGCAAGGTACGGCTTATGCTTTGACGTTGAAACATCTAATTTTGCTGATTTTGCCGGGCTTGGCAAAAACGATGAGGAATTTCACAAAGCCGCAATGCTTATGAAATCAAACTGCGAAAGAATTCTGAATAGCATCAAAGAGTACGAAGAAGCGTACAAAATTGACCGGGCAAATAAGGAGTAGTGAATTATGGGACTGTTTAAAAAGGCTGAACGCAAAAAAGCGTTTTTGAAAATTGCTATTACCGGTGTTAGTGGCAGCGGTAAAACCTACAGCGCATTGCAGTTGGCGCAAGGATTAGGTGATAAGATTGCAATGATAGATACGGAAAACGGCAGCGGTGAGCTGTACAGTAATCTGTGCGAATACGATGTAGCTCCAATGTCAGCACCCTTTACACCGGAAAAGTACATTGATTACATCCATGAGGCAGAGCAAGCAGGATATAACGTGTTGATTATTGACAGTTTATCTCATGCATGGGCAGGTGAAGGCGGCGTTCTTGATTTTGTTGATAAGAAAGCGGCGACAACAAGAAGCGGTAATAGCTTTACTGCATGGAAGGACGCTACCCCGAAGCAAAATAAGCTTGTTGACGCAATTCTCCAAGCAAAAATGGACGTAATTGTTTGCATGAGAAGCAAGCAGGCATATGAGATTGTAGAGAATGAAAAAGGCAAAAAAATGCCGATAAAAATGGGATTAGCTCCTATTCAGCGAGACGGCTTAGAATATGAATTTACAGTAATGTTTGACATTAGTGTTGAGCGTCATATGGCCGCTGCTACAAAAGACAGAACCGGATTATTTGTTGATTGGTGTGAAGTAATTACTCCGCAGATCGGCAAAAAGATTCGTCAATGGTGTGATAGTGGTGTAGAAATCACGGAAAATAAATTCGTTAAGCTTGAATATGGAAAAGCGTATGTGCGTACTCGTAATGGTATGACAGATATTGTAGAACTGACATACGATCAGCTAGAGCAACTGCTTCAAGCTCCAAATTATAGTTTAGCGCATAACGCAATAAGGGAACGCTTAGAGCTGATAGAAGCAGCACAGGCAGAAATCCCCGAGATGAAAGAACAGCAAGAAGATTTTAGCGCAGCAGAAATTGAAGAAGCTGCCAATGTTAAGCCTCTTAATGTTGTTTCTGATAATGCGGTGTTCAAGACACCAGAAAGCGAAAAAAATGAGTAAGAAAAGCATATTACAGAGCGACAAGGAGTGCTTTATGTGTGGCACTACACGTAACCTTGAACGTCATCATGTGATATTCGAAGCAGCCGGGAGAAAGATTTCGGACAAGCTGGGTTTAACAATCTGGCTATGCTACGAACATCATAAAGGCAGGCTCGGACCTCATTTGGACAAGGAAACAGACTTGCGGTTAAGGCGATTTGCTCAGACCTGCTATGAAGATAAACATAGCCGGGACGAGTGGATAGAAAAAATAGGGAGAAGCTATTTATGAGAAAGAAAGCACTTATGAAGTATGTAAGGTTACTTAGACGGCAACCATTATGGAAGAAGTTATTGTAGGAGGGCAACATGGAGAGCTGGTTCAAGGTTAGTGCCGATGTATTCGACAGCGAAAAAATTAAGATACTTCGTGCTGATACGAAGATTGGTGATAGCCTGGCATTAATGTGGTTCTTCCTGTTAGCTTTAGCTCGTAAAAAAAACGATGGTGGTTATGTATACGCTACCGAAGGTGTAGCGTATACACCAAAAACCTTAGCTGCTGTTGGTGGTTTTAAGCCTAAAATTGCGGAAACTGCTTTAGAAGTATTTCGGCAGTATAACATGATTGATATAGAGGATAACGGCTATATCTATATTGTAGGCTGGGGTGAGTATCAGAACGCCGAAGAGCTTTCAAAGCTCAAGGAGCGTGAGCGGTGCAAGGAAGCAATGAGAGTTAAAAGGCAGCGTGAGAAGCAATCCAAAACCTGTAACAATGACGTAACAAACACAGATGTTACGAAATGTTACGAAGATGTTACGTGTAACAAAAGCGTAACAAGTCAAGATGTTACACGTAACAACGATGTAACAAACACAGATGTTACGGATAAGAATAAGAGTAAGAATAAGAAAGAGAATAAGAGTAACAACAATAACTTTAGTAGTGGTTGTTACGATAAAAATGCTGCCGTTACGTGTAACAGTTACGAAAATGTTACGAGCGATAATAATCCTGTTGGCTTTTGGAATCAAAATGTTACGCCGATAACGCCGTACATTGCAGAGCGGTTACAGGCTATTGCTAAGGAGCACGGCGAGCTGATAGCTATGCAGGCGGTTACGATAACAGCGCAGCAAGGCAAGAAGTCAATAGCCTATTGTGAGGGAGTTGCAAGAAACCTTGCGAGCGGTGACAATCAAAAGCCAAAGAAACCGCCGGATGAGTTTAAACCGCCGGATGACCAAACAGACCTGGACAAATATTTTTAGTGAGGTGATAGCATGAATGCGAATGATGTTCAGAATTCAATTACGCTTGCTGTAAATCACATTGCTAAAAATGCTTCACAGCTTAATAAGCAAAACGCAAATGATTATTACGAAAACGGATTGCTTATGTGTGGTAAATGCCATACACCGAAGCAATGCAGAGGTTTCTTGTTTGGTGTTGAACGAACTGTAGCTTGTATCTGTAAGTGCAGAGCGGAAGAGCTTCAGGCAGAGCGTGAACGTGAGGAGCATGAAAAGCGACTTGCTAGGGTGCAGGAGCTTAGAAAAGCTGGATTCCCTGAGCGTGAGCTTCAGTCACAGACTTTTAGCCATGATGACGGCGCAGACGAGCGGACGATGCGAGCAATGAAGAATTTCGTTGAGCACTACGATGATTTTCGCAGGATGCATAAAGGATTACTGCTTTATGGAAATTCCGGAAGCGGAAAGACGTTCGCCGCTGCGTGTGTTGTCAATGCGCTAATTGATAAAGGTGTAGCTTGCTTAATGACTAATTTTGGCAGAGTGTTCAATACATTGTGGGGGACAGAGCAAAAGCAAGCATATCTTGACGGCTTTAATCAATTTGAGCTGTTAGTGCTTGATGATTTAGGAGCAGAACGGCGCACGGAGTTTGCTCAGGAGCTAGTGTTCCAGATTATCGACAGCCGTTGCCGAAGCGGATTGCCTACAATCATCACAACAAATTTGCCGATTGAAACAATCAAAAAGCCGCAGACGATAACGGAAACAAGAATCTATGACCGCATTTTGCAGATGTGCCACCCGGTAGAGGTTACACACGCAAGCAGACGCAGGAAGAAGGTTGCAGAAGGCTTTGCTGCTACCAACAAGTTATTAGGATTATAGGAGGGAATTATGGACGCTAAAGAGCTTACGAGAATCACTGAAAGTGCAAATCGTGATAAAGATAAGAGATATTTTACGACAATAGTAAATTTCTATATCAATATGTATCATGACAGCGGTGAGGTTTATTATCTGCATAAAGCTATTGCCGAAATCAAAGCAAAAATCAAAAAAGAAGGCGGCGAAATTTTCTGCCAGGACAATCCGTTAAAGAGAAAGGAACAAAAAGCATGAACAAAATCGTTTTATTAGGCAGACTGACAAAAGACCCGGAGGTAAGATACACTTCTACAAGCAAGGTTGTTGCTCAGTTCACGCTTGCTGTGGACAGACCTTATTCGAAAGACAAGCAGCGTGAAGCGGATTTTATCCCTGTTGTTATTTGGGGTAAACAAGCTGAAATCTGTGGCAACTACCTTAGCAAGGGACAGCGTGTGTTAGTTGAAGGCAGACTGCAAATTCGCAATTATGAAGCTAAAGACGGTCAAAAGAAATATGTAACCGAGGTCATTGCGGAGCACTTTGAATTCATTGAGCGTAGAGAGCAAGGCGGCGAATCCCAACAGACACCGGGAGAAGAAAGCCAGGACTTCCAAGGTTTTGGCAGCACAGTACCTTTTAATGAGGAAATTCCGTTTTAAGCGAGGTGCAGCATGAAGATTAAAGACGAAGTTAACCGCTTGCGTAAGCTGGCGTTCACTGAAATCGAATTAAAGAAAGATGATTTCAAGAAGATTTGCAGCGAATATTGCTTTTTATACAAAACGATATATCACCAGACCTACAATCCTAGCATGAAGCTGATTAGCACGTGGGGAAGAAGCAAGGTGTATGTTGATAAGCTTGAATATATTGATGTGCTTCAGGACTTAGCTTATCTTAGATATGCTTTCAGCAGAATGAAATTTAAGGGGTACAAGAAACATGAATCAGCTTAAAAGTATCCTCGTGGGCAAGCGTAGCAAGGCAAGCGGTTCGTTCTTTGAAAAGATGATTGACGCAGGCTGCCAGTATTACGAGGAACATGGCATTGCGAAAATTGAGAAACAGAGTGAGCCTGTACATTATATCCGCCCCTATGGAGCGCATGGACAGTTCATTGCCAACTATGCAAAGAAAAGCGGCGTTGACTATAAGGGAACGCTGAGGGGTGGTTTAGCGGTGTGCTTTGAAGCGAAGCACACCGACAGCGACAAGATGCTGCGAAGCAGACTTGAACCGCACCAGCTTGAATACCTTAAGGTTCATCACTTTTTAGGAGCAAGGTGCTTTGTCCTGGTATCGTTTAATCTGACAGATTTTTATAATGTGCCGTTCCTTGTATGGGAAAATATGAAGTCGCTATACGGAAGGCAGTACCTGAAGCGTGACGATCTGGAAGAATACAGAATCAGTAATACAGGCAGAGTGTTAAAATTTCTGGCTGTAACGGAGGAGCAACAGTGAAATATCTACTTGGAACAACAGCCGAAGGCAAGCAGTGCTGCCCTCATTGCAAACAGGAGAAAATAAAGCTTGTCTACTGCGCAAAGATTGTAGACAGAAAAGGTGTTGTAAAATGGGCGTTTAGATGCTCATCGTGCTATGGAACAGTTTGGTTAAAGTAAAGCGAAAGGAAGTCGGTTTAATGCAGAATAAGGATTGGAGCTATCTGCTAGGGCAGAAAATAGGTATGCTGACAGTGCTTGAAATTTATCCTCCAGGCGTTATCGGCATCAGACCTAAAAAGAAGGTTTCGGTTGCAAAATGCCTTTGCGAATGTGGCACTGAATGTTACAGAGATGTATCTAACCTAGCCCGGCGGCAAGGAATGAGCTGCGGTGGCAAGGAGTGCAAGCACAAAATCATGAGCCTTGCGCAAATAAGAAGGCAGGAAACCAATAAAAGCAAGGCTAAAGCTCAGAAGCCTGCCGAGAAATTTTTAAAAGATGAAGAGCCGATAATCACAAAAAAACTGAAAAACAAATATGTCTGCCCTTTTCCGTTTCCTGGCTGTGTTAGAAGTGAGGTTTGCAACGTATGCTGTTGGGAGTGCGATAAGGAATGTAAGCAATGCAGTAACAATCCGCAGCTATGCGGAGCAAGGAGATTGAGATGAGAAGTATCAAGGAGATTTTAGCAAACGAAAAGTTTCAAGCCAACAAGAAAAATGATTTTGCTTTTGAAGGCTTAGTATTGACAGGCTTCCTGCATCTGCCGGGAATCAAAAAGAGCTTACAGTGTGTTGTAGGCGTTGAGCCTGATCAGGACGGCAACCAATGGGAGCATGTGAGCGTGAAATTTTGCGGCACAACGAATAAAACGCCGTCATGGGAGGTTATGTGCCAGGTTAAAGATGTGTTCTGGCTACCGGAAGAAGAAGTTCATCAGATTCACCCAAAAGAAAGCGAGTATTTACACGGCGTAGGCGGGATATACGATGTTTTGCATCTGTATCGTCCTGTAGGTGGCTGGAAGCAGAATCCAAATAGAGGTAATGCAAATGAGTAAATTACTAAACGGAATTATCGACATGATCACGGTTATACTAATCATCGGCATACCTGCTATGCTTGGTGCTCTGCTAGGTGCTGCGATTGGGTGGTTAATATGGATGTGGTAAAGCGTAGACAGCAGAAGCTGAAATATTATCGTTACTGCTTGCGCAAAGCCCGTGAGTTGATGCGTAGCGAGTTAAGAAAGTGTGAAGTTTTGGCAGGGAGGATGAAAAATGACAACAAAAAGAGATTTAGACAACGTATATTTCCGCGTTAAACGCGGTAAGCATTGGGAAAGCATCTGCTTTAGCGACTTGTCCGACGAAGAAATGGAAAAGGTGCTTGAAGGGCATAGCGTTAAGTGGCTGAAAAACACGTGCAAAATCCTGGGTCACACGATTAGAGATATTGGTGATGCGCATGATTTTGTAGGCTGGCAAAAGGATGAGGAGGAAGAATAATGACAATCAAAGAGCTTTACGAATATGCTAAGGTTAACGGCTTTGAGAATCTGCCGTTTCGCTATGGCTATATTGATGATGATGGTGCTTATCGTCCACAGGACTTTTATTTTTCTGACTTTGAATACGATGCAAAAGAAGTAACAATGCTGTTTTCCAAAAGCGCATTGAAAGCATTAGCTGAAGAAATGGCAGAAAAAATTAAGGAGGAAAAGTAAATGGCTAATTTATATGATGCTAGAGATTTGGCAGGTAAAATTCATTATATGGGTCAAGAACGAGCCGCTAGAAATTTGCTAGTCAAAATGAATACTGTACCTGTAGAGCAGATTGCTACTATGACCGAACTTGACGTTTATGAAGCTATCCTAGAAAAGTATAAATTTATTGTATCCGATAGTGAAAATATTCTTCTAGTTGAAAAAGATAAGCTGGAAGATTTTAATAAAATAGCTGTCTGGTTAAGCAGATGACTAATTTTTATAGAAGAATTATCAATCGTGGCAGTTATTGAGAGAAATTAAAGGAGTGGTAACATGGCTAAAATTAAAAATGTAAATTGCGGATGTTCGGAGGCGTGCCGTACATGGTTCTGCTGCCAATATTGCAATTTAAAGACATCTTGTAAAAATTCTTGCGAAAACGCTTTTAATACAAAGCTCTGTGAATACTTTAAAAAGAGAGAAGATGAATAACATGGCTAAACATTTATGCTGTTCAGCATTTGGAAAAATCTACTATGCCAATGTCAATGACAAAGGCATTATTACAGGACAAAAAATTGACTTAACAGAGGACGCTGTTGTAGCTGTCATGGATAAATTGAGTTGGCTTGCCGTCGCTAAAAAGCCGTTTAATGGCAAGGCAGAAATTGAAATCAACGGCTTTAAGTTGATTCTTGACGGCACAGGCAATCCGAGGTTTATGGAAAAGCACGGAGGTGATAAAAATGAATGAGCCGATTGTCAGCCCGTGGCTGATTTACTGGGTTGGGCGCCTGGACATGATACAGGGCTTTTGCTGCATAGCGGGATTCTTCCTAACGGCTATCGCCTTTTTTGTTGGAATAATAAAATTTGCAGACAACGATTATTACAGCGATACCGCAAACAAACGATTTTGGAGTTCCCTAAAGAAGCTGGTCTGCGTAGCTCTAATTTTTGATGCACTTGCCTCGTTTATACCAACTAAGGACGAAGCGATTGCAATGTATGTAGCAAGGTGTATAACACCTGCCAACATTAAAGCTACAGGCGAATTCGCAGATAAGGCTGTAGATAAGCTGATTGAGAAAATTTCAAAGGCAAGTAAGGCTATAAAGGAGTGATAAAATGGCAGAATTATTATTGACTGCTGGAAGTGATGAAGAATTCTTCGCTATCATTGGTCTTACGATGTTTATGGTGTTTTTAGTATATATAGGTTTTGAGGTTTACGACAAACACTGCGAAAAGAAATGGAGGAAAGAAGATGAGCAAAAATCTAATCCCCGAAATAGCTAAGATGCTCGGCGTGGAGCTGGGAGAAAAATTTAAAATTAAAGGCGAAGACGAATTGATGACCTATAGATTCAGTAGCGACGGATTACAAGTAACCTATGGTGACGGTATTGAAATACCCTACATATCTACTAACTCAGCCTTTGTTGCCTTGGTGACGGGCAAGGACGAAGTTGTTAAACTGTTGTGGGAGCCGAAAATGTATGAGGAATATTGGACGTTCTGTTCGATACAACTGCAATGGAGCGTCACGTCTTACCGCTGGCAAGGCAACCCAGATGACGTAGCTACGTTTAAAGTAGGCTGGGTATACCGCACTCGCGAAGAAGCGGAAACTGCACTCCCTGCTGTGGCAAAGGAAATTGGCGTGGAGTATAAGCTTTAAAAGAGAAAACTGCAACAGGTTGCAAAAATCTCTTGTAAGGTGTGGGCATTGAGAGGTAGTGATAGCATGAAATCTAAAGCGTATTGCTTCTCCAACGTTTCAGACTACGATATTGAAGATATATCAGAGGAAATAACATTCGCTGAAACAGCGGGAAAAGCAAAACAAGATTTTAGCATAGAAAATGGAATCCATTTCAAGGACATCAGAGTGCAGCGTTTGCCTTGGGCTGACAAATATGGGGACGCTGACAGTATTCCTGCCGAGGAACTGTTAAATCACGGTTGGCATTTTAATTGTGATACCTGCGGCGCAGAGATAGAAGATATAGCAGACTTTCATATCAACAGTAAGGGGTACTGCTGCAAGAAATGTTTTAATGAGTGGGTAGAAAGTGGAATAAAAAACCGCAACAGATTGCAAAATCTCTTGTAGATGTTGAAAAAAACGCAACAGCTCAAACTCCCTTGAAAAAGTTGAGGAGATGAAAAAATGAACAACAAACCTATATGCGGTGAATGGCATGGGAATGATGTTATGCCGAACGGAGATAAACTCTGCATTTTTGAAATAAAAGTCGGAGAATCGTCAGAAATACTAATTGGCTACAGGCAATGCGACGAAATCGTTAGAGAAAATAGTTGCTACGAATTCGTATGCTTTTTTGAAGATGCCGTTATTCGCTGGTGCTATATTGATTTAAACTAAGCCCTAGGGTGCGGCGGCTGGGTTGCCGAATGGCAGTAAGCGTTGCCGAGAATCCCCATGCCGCCGCTTTTTATAAACATTTGAGGTGAAGATATGAGTGAACAACAAAAACTCAAAGAAGCTGCGCGAATCATAAAAGAAATGTGCAGCAAGCGGAAGCACTGCAGAGGATGTATCTTTCGCAATGTTGACGATACCGCTCCCCTATGCGAATTGACAAATTGGCCTGATAGGTGGAATGTTGAGAGTGGCATCGATGATTGATAATGATGAATATTATCCGTGCTATGACTGCGAGGAAGCAGACACATGGGAATGTAATGTGTGCAGCTCATATGCAGAGTATATAGGCGATGAAGATTTTGATGCTTTTGACATTTAGGAGGTGTTACAGTGATTAGCAAAGAGGGAATCAGACGTATGTTGGATATTGCAGACATTAAGACATCAGCACGGCTAATGTTACTTGTTGTCGAGATTGTTGAACTACAGGCGGACTTAAAAGCGTTGGAGTCGCTTGTACAGATGCAATATGATAGTCACGCAGTAGATGCTGCTAAAAATCATGTACGGCAACAGCCTGAGTATATGGAGATTAACAACGAATTAAAGAAAGCTGCAGAAGCTGTTGCAAAGGCTATTAGCGACCCAGAGGCACGTTTAAGAGCTATGTTTAATGCTAAAATACGTGGAGATATGTAAATTGGAGCAAAAACAATGAAGATATTAAAATTCTCACCAATTAAGCGTGAGCAGGGCAGAACTACTTGCCATTGCTACAAAGAAACTAACATCTATTGTGGTAGCAAAAAGCCTATTAGTTTTACAGTCGACCCGGATACAAAAATCTGCTTCTGTAATCACTGCGGTAATATGGTTGAACCTATCGTTGTGCTGGAGCTGATGTGTAATGATTGGGAAGAAATAGCAAAGGACTATGACAGAGCAAGGAAGCAGACGTTAAGATGCTATGAGATCGGCACGAAGTTTCGACCATATAAACGTGTGCTAAAGATGCTACAGGAACATATGGGACGAAAGAATGATATGATGCCGATTTGTCCGCATTGCCGGGAGAAAATAGATTTGGAAAAGTTAGCTAATGGCGTTTGGATAAGAAAGGCGGAAAAATAATGATTAATTACAAGAAAGCCGAACAGGCGAAAGAACTGCTACAAGAATGTGGAGCATCTTTTATAATTGCCTATAATGACAGCAATAACGATGATGTTGTTTGTGCATCAGGTAATTATATTATCCTTAAAAGCTTGATCATTGGTACGATGGCGCAGGCAGCATTAGGTGTGCGTGGCAAATATGGTGAAGAAATGGCTATGCAAGAATTAATGAGCATGATGACAGAAGCGGCGAAATTAGTTCATTACAATAAGGAGTAAAAAAATGAAACGTGAAAAATTAATTGTCCTGCTGTTTGCATTCAGATATGCAGTACATCGTTTAGGTACACAGGCGTTAGTAGACATTGAGAACGAGCTTATCGCCAATATGGAAAAATTCCCGGATTGGATGTTACAGCAAATGCAAATTTCTCTTGAAGGCAATTTTGAGTATATGCAATACAAACTAGAGGAAACTGGAAGAATCGCTTTAGACGATGATTGCTGCTTTCAAAAGCCGCTGCTTGATGCAGTAAAAGCACAAAGAGCAAAGTTAGCAGAGATTGCCAGAGGTGCAACCAATGGAAATATGCTTAATTGATATTGTCAGTTGCACACTGCTTGACGTAGCTGTTATGTGTGTAGCTTTATGGATGTTAAACAGGGAGTGGTAATTTGAAATATTTACATCTTATTGCAAGTATTTGTATGGAAATTCTTGCTATTATGGGTACTATTGGAATCCTGGTTATAATCTGGAGAGATATTTTAGGAGGTTTTTAAGATGATTAAATTTTTACCGACGATTGACGCACCAGCGAACACGAAGCTTCCGCAACGTAGCACACAGTTTTCTGCTGGCTATGACTTTTACGCACCGACAGATATTTTGGTTCCTGCTGGCGGCGAAAGCGTACTTATTCCGCTAAACATCAAAGCTATTATGCCTGGCGATATGGTACTGATGCTGTTCATCCGCAGCAGTATGGCGGTTAAGTTCAATTTATCGCTAGTTAACAGCGTAGGCATTATTGATAGCGATTATGCTAACAACCAGGACAATGACGGCAATATAGGCGTTAAGTTCAGAAACAACGGCTGCGAAAATATCATTATAAGAGAAGGCGAACGCTGTGCACAGGGAATCTTCGTTCGTTACTACGTAACATCGGACGATGAAGCAAGCGCTGTTCGTGGGGGCGGTTATGGCTCAACAGGACGCTAAACTGTATATTGTTAGCTGGTATAGCTTACTTTCTGGCGAGGCTGATTTCTGCGACAAGGTGTTGGCTACTTCCCCTGAAGAAGCAGTGAGCATTGCGAGCGAAGGATGCGGAGAAGAGTTTTTAGATTTTTATTACCCAGAAGCAGAAGAAATGTAAGGAGCGTATAAAATGCCAAAAAAAGAAAAAAGCATTGAAGAACAAATCAAGGAAGAAACAGCAATGCTTATAGACAGTTTTTTGCGGTGGGAACATATCAGGACCTATGGATGCCAAGACCCTTTTTATCCTGACGGCGAAAACATGAATTTAGTAAGGAATCATATAATTTACGGAAAGAGCAGACTTGAAGAGCTGTGCACTGATATTCCTTTGCCAGCGCAATATTATATACCGACTCCTGATGAAGTTGATGCAAACTATATGGCTGTCAACGGAAAGTATTACGATTACCGGATAAAAAAGTTTGCAGGATCATATCCAGACATTACCACTAAAACACCGAATGATATAAGCAACCAACAAGAATTATTTTAGAGGTGCTACATGAAAACACCATGCAGAGGATGCACAGAAAGAAAAATAGGCTGCCACGCTACTTGTAATGCTTTTAGCGAATGGAAAATCCAGCAGTGTAAAATACTGAAAGCCATGTATCTTGAAACGCTTTCACCTACAGCTGGAGCAGTTGCCAGACACGAAAAATGGATAAAGGAGCATAAATAATGAATGTGTTTAAATCTCCATTTAGTTTTATCGGATTAAAAGATGATAAATACGTTATTGTCAAAGAAGCACCGAAGAATTCAAAAGATAGCTTTACAATGCCGCTCCCTGAGAATAACGTAAATCATCCAAAACACTACACCAAAGGCGGTATTGAGTGTATAGATGCTCTAAAGGCTGCTACCGTGGGCAAAACAGGAATTGAAGCTGTCTGCGTTGCCAACATTATCAAATATTTATGGCGTTACGAAGAAAAGAACGGCGCAGAAGACTGCCTAAAAGCAAGGTGGTATCTTGACCGCCTTATTGAAGAACTTAAATAACAGAAGGGAGTAAGCGCATGGAAGACATGACTGTAAATGAAAATCAAAGCACAATAACCGTTCCGCTGGCGTATTTCGAAGAACTTATCGAACGTGTGGCAGAGCAGACCGCCAAGAAAACCTCTAAAAAGCTGTGTGATGATTTGTACAGCAAAGAAGCACAGCGAAGGGATTTCGATAAGCGGCTGTATAATGTGCGCTTGCTGCTAAAGAATTACAGAAGCCTTCAGGAACACGCTGCGTTAAAGACTAGCGAGATTGTCAATATCGACGATGAGCAGATTTCTGCTATCGAGATTCTTGATTCGTTCCAAAATCTGAAAAGCATGGGAGCAAATGAGCTAAAGCTTGAAAGCATTATAAGCTCAACCATGCGAACCAAAGTGTTGATAAACTATATGGATGATATGATAGCTCTTTACAAGCAGACCAGGTATAACAGCGGCAAGCAGGAAGATTTGCGCCGGGCAGATGTACTTGACGTGCTGTTCCTTAAACCTTGTCCGCCGGAAGCGTATGTTACCGATATAGTAGCAAGTCTTGCGCAAAAATGGTCAGTAAGCGAAAGGCAGATATGGCGTGACACAAACGATGCCGTTGAGCAGCTAACCGCTTTACTGTTTGGCGTAGATGGCGTAAACCTGCTGGAAGATAAAAAGCGCAGAAGGGCAGCTCGCCTTGCCGAAGAAAAGAATATCGAAAAATAATAAGAAAAACTTACCTTTTATAAAGAAAACTCTTTACAAAAGGTAAGTTTTATAGTATAATATAAGTGTAGGGAAGATAGAGTAACCTACAAGAAAGGAAGTCGTAAAAATGACACAAGAAGAATTAAAATTAGCATTAAGGGAAGCAGTGCTAGTTTGGTGCGACCTTAAAAAAATTGCAGAAAAATTTCCTAAAAGTAGCGTTGCTAGAAATAAAGCACAACGAAAATTGAATGAAGTTCAAGAGCTTGAAAAGATGCTCAAAGAAATCACAGAAGCTAAATAAAAGCTGATGACAAGGGCGATAGCCCTTGTAAAGCTGGCAGGCAGACAGTTCAAACCCTGTGCCTAAAGCTTAAACTTTAAGGAGGACTTAAAAATGAATTATCAAGAAAAACAAGAAATGAAAAAGCTTGCCTGTAAATGTCTGGAAAAATACTTCGGCTTTGCTCCGGCGATGAAACAGATTGTTCTGCTTGAAAGTGCAAGCAATGGATATACAGTTGATTATCTTCTGTTCAGCATCGGTTATAACGGAAGAGAATTTCAGCTCAGAAGAACCTGTTCCTGGGGTAAAGACACTGTGGAATATAAATATTGCCGCTACGATGTTACCATGATTGAACAATAGAAAGGAGTCGAACAACATGAAATTAACTATTAACCAATGGAATAAGTTACTGGAGTTGGCAGAGCGCGATTATTGCCAAAAAAAGAAAACTTACGATGAAGGACGTAAGCTTTGGACATCACTAGGGCATGATGACTGGGAGATTGACGAAAAATATTTGCTCGTTGAAAAAGAGCGTAAGCAAGCTGCATGTGAATTGTTACAAGCGTTAAAAACCCAAACAATTTAAAAGGTAGAGCTTTAAAAGCTGATGACAGGAGCGTAAGCTCCTGTAAAGCTACCAGGCAGAAGGTTCAAAGTCCTTGCCAATAGCTTTAGAAAGGAAGTCGATTTTATGAACTATGCAATTTTAATCAAAACTGTGGTTGATGCCAATGGCAAAACCAATTCTGTGGAGAAAGTACCAATGATGGAGGCGTTCCCAACTATTTCCCTGGAATCTATGTACAAGCTTTGCGAATGCGAGCTTGTCGATATTAAGGATATGCCGCTTCAGTTAGTAGGATTTGACGGCGAGCTTGGAGTTATTCCGGCGGTTACCCTGGTGTTTGATGAAGAATTTTTTCTGAAAAACGAAAACCCAGTAGCCAATGAGCTGGCAAGTGTTATTTATGGTTACGGTAGGTTACATGATCAGTGCTTGTGCGGTAACGTGCTGTTGTGCTACACCAACGAAGAAGGCGAATGCATGCCGTTCAGTGAGAGTGAAGCAAACATTGTTGTAAAGTGCTTAACAAGAATCAACAAGCATATTGGAGATATGGAATTTAAGGTCCAAAAACCAATGATGAAATTTATGACTTTTTAGGAGGGATACATAATGTTGAAATACAAAGATTACTCAACCTTGGTCAACGAACAGCAAAAGGAATACGAAAGCTTTACCAAAGATAAAATGTTCTTTGCTTTTACTGAAGAACAGTTCAACGAAGGCATGAAAAGATTTGGGTTAGCTCCTAATGATACCGACAAGGTTTATCAAATCGGCTTCGGAGGATATATCCTTCGTGCCCAGGCTAAGGCTCATAATGATTTAGTAAAACGCCTGAACATCGAAAAGAAGGAGCACATGAAAGATTTCGACTTCTTGAAATCAGCCTTCCGTTACGAACTTGCTAACCATGAGTTTTGTATAACTTATGAGCTTGACGATACGCTAGATGCTCTGCTTTTGACTTATGAGCAAGTTAACTCTGACCCGGTTATGAAAAAAGCTTTACTTGAAGCCAAGAAAGAATATCTTAAGAATTGCGAAGATTGGATGTGATTGATGTGAGAACAAGACAACTTATAAAGTATGTGCTGATGCTGGAAACGCTCCCTCTTGCCGAAGATGAATTCCATGAACTCATGGAAAATACTAAACGCCGCGAAAAGAGAATTAATGTACTGCGTGAAAAGCTTCTGATGCCGAGAAGCTACTACCCCTACAAACAGCCATAAATAAAAGAAAGAACCAGCGTACACCGAAAGGTGTGCGCTGGAAAAAAGATTGGAGTGAAAGTCATGTGTAAAGTAGCAGATAAAAGTTACAAAGAGTTATGCGAAGCGTTGCTCGGAAAAGAAGCTTATAAGGTTTCTGAACTAACGGCACAGAAATTGTATCGACTGGAAGATACCGACGAGCTGAAAGCATATGGATTAGACAAACAGAAAGCAGAAGCGTTCCTGTGTGGTGTAGAGTTAGGCAAAAGAGCTTTCACCGAAACCAAAGCTGAGGAAAAAAGATACTGCTGTGCTCCGCAAGACTTAGCTGAATATATGATGCCGAAGCTGCGGTATTTAAATCATGAAGAATTCTGGGTAATTGCAGCAGACAGCAAGAACAGAATAATTGAGGCAAGAGCTATACTGAAAGGAACGCTAACTAACTGTTATGTTCATCCTAGAGAGATTTTCAAGTATGCCATCATGAAAAATGCTGCCGCAATTTTTGTAGCACATAATCATCCTTCAGGTCTTGCAACACCTAGTGCTGACGATAAAAAGTTAACCAGGGATATTGTTAAAGCCGGGGCAATAATGGGAATACCTTGCTATGATCATATCATTATAGGTGACGGCAGTTATTACAGTTTCCAGGAAGATGAACAAATGTAAGGAGGAAAGAAAAATGAACGCTTATGAAATTATGTACGTTATGCGCCCGGAGCAGGAAATAGTCGAGGATGTTATCTTGAAGTTCAATAACTTAATCGCTTCTAATGGTGGCGTAGTTGAAAAGACAGAACGCTGGGGAGAAAGAAGGATGCCTTACGTGATTCAGGACTACGAGAACGGTATTTATGTCCTAGTTACGTTTCATGCAAGCAAGAAATGTGTGCTTAAGCTTCACAAAAAAATGGAGATTACCGGAGAAGTACTCCGGCACATGATTATCAGAAAGGGGGTATGCTAATATGACACCTTTTGATAAATTTAAGGAAACTGCTGCGCTGGTTAATCTTTGGACAATAGAAGAAAAACCTAAAATTGAAAGATTTGGTTGTAGAAATTGTCAGTACGCTCATTCAACATTTGAGAGCTTCGACAGGTTTTTCACTGACCAATACGGAATTTGTAACTGCTTGCCAAACTGGTACACTCCGATAGCTCGCATTGATGAATGTCCTAAAAAGAATAATCCTAGAGCTGGCAAGCTTAGTTCGATTTGCAAAGTTAACACGGAGGTATAAAATGGCTAATATCTGCTTCAATGACATTACAATGGTTGGAGATAAGGCAATACTGCAAAGGCTGCAAGATGATATTGAACGTCACTTAAATGAAAATGATGGCAGTATTTATAGATACGGTAATGATCTTTACCCTGGCAGTAACTATGAAGGATGGTTCGACGATGTTGGAGAAGTAACCAAAGCCAACGAAGAAGAATATTTCTTGCGGTTTACCGTAGACACCAAATGGACCCCGGCAATGGACTTTTTCGTAAGACTAGCAAAAGATAAAGGCTTAAAACTTTACTATGCTGCCGAAGAACCTGGCTGCGAGCTTTATCAAACGAATGATGTTAACGGTGAGTTCTACGATGAAAGATATGTCTTGTATTGCAGCTGGGGCGAAATAACCTATTATAGTTCAAAGGAAGATTTAGTTGACGGAATAGCGTTTATGTTTAAAAGACAAGGTCATAAGGTTTTCAACAAAGAAAGCGCAATGGAATGCAGCATAAAGGAACTTGAAAAAATCGGCAGAATATTCCTGGTAGACGGAACTAACACATGGTTTGACATAGGAGAATTTGAAATAGTTCCTACCGATGAGCAATAGAAAGGTAGTGGTTAACGTGAAAACATTGTATTTTGAAGGTGCTGGATGGGAAAAGGCAGAGCGCAGCATCAACACCATAGGCAACTGCCGTGTTAGAACAGCATTTCACCTCGATAACGGCAAGGGCGTTTATCTTGAAATTGTTTGCGGTGAAATGCTTGGCGAAAGAAAGAAGCTTTATGGAGGCTTGCAGTATGTAGGCTTCGTAGACTTCTTATTCTACATTACGGATGAAGAGCCGAATGATGACTGCAATAAGCATAAATTGCCGGATATGCGTAATACTCATTTTGCTTATGACTTCGATTCGATTCTTGCTTTTGTGAACAGCTTAGGAGCGTCATTTGATAATATATGTGTGCTTCCAAATCTAGCTGGATACAGAGTACATTCGGATGACAGAAAAAAGCGATACAACTATGCTGATGAGTTTACGCCAGAGTGGGAAGTTGTTAGGAGAGCAGAAGAAATTTACGAGCACTTCTATAAGTTGGAGCAATCCGAAGGCAAGAAATTTCCTAACTTCTCTCTGTACAATGACGAAGGCAACAAGACAAAGCTTTACTTGATCAGGCATTATAACGGCTATAATAAGAAATAGCTCATTGATGTGTCAAGCGATTCGTGGTTAAAAACGATGATTGAAGTATCTTAACAAAAAGCCTGCGGGAAATCTCGCAGGCAATATTTTTATAAAAGATTATATTGATTACATAAAGAGAACGCTGTATAATGATAAGAGATATAATAATTAAGGTGGTGCTACTATGTCAATAGAAAATAAAATCAAGGTATTAATCGCTTCAACAGGAAAAAACCAGGCTACATTAGCTAGGGAAATGGGCATTACGCCAATGTCCCTGAACTACAAGGTTAAAAAATGCAAATCACTTAAGCTTCTGCTGGAACTTGCAACTGCCTGTGACTTTGAGGTAGTTCTGCGCAAGCGTGACGGCAGTATTGAGTATGAGGTAACTAGAGAAGATTTAGAAGAAAACTAACATTTCATAAAGAAAACTCTTTACAAAAGCAGAGAAATACAGTATAATATAATTGTAGGGAAGATAGAAAGCCTACAAGAAAGGAAGTCGGTTAAGATGTTAGAAAAGAAAATCGCTGCTTTAAAGAATATGAGTAAAGAGGAATTAGTGAAAGAGTATGAAAAAATGGTAATGTACAATACTCAACACCTGGAAGCTTGCTTGGGTAAATCTGGTCAGTATGAAGAAGCAATTAAGGCGGAAATTCTCAGCCGCATGAATTAAGGAGGGAGGAAATCATGAAGATAGGTCAAGTCGAGTTCACCTGGCGTGCACATCGTCAGGCGTGTGTTGTAAAAATCGGCGGTGAACAAAGAGTTTTCCGCTTCAATAAGAAAACGACTCGTAAGGAGCTGTTTGCGAAAATTCGCTCCTTAATTGCAGAAGCAGCTGGTACCCAAAAGGTTTGCCAGCATTGCGGTAAGCATTACTTCGGTGTAAACTCGCACAACTTCCTGTGCGGTGACTGTGCTCAGAAAGCTGCTGACATACATCGTGAAGGTGTTGGCAATATTAAAGAGTTTTCCTTCAGTGAAGCTTTACAGTACATTCCTGAGGGCGTTAATCCAATCGAATATGAGCGTAAAATCGACGCAGAAATTCGCGCGGAACGTCAAGCGTTGGTAGACTTGTGGAAACAAGATGACCAAGCGTGGAATTTGTACTGCTACGGAAAGAGGGCGAGCAAATGAAGTACGAAGTAACTTTTTCATGCGGTCACACCGGAACGGTACAGCTGTACGGTAAAGGTGATGAGCGTGAACGTAAGATTCGTTATTTTGAAGAATATGGCGTATGCTCCGAGTGTTACAAAGAGCGCCGTGCTATAGAAGCAGAAATTGGCTGCAAACATGTAACAATGTTCTACAGGACATATAAAACTGATTATAGTTTCTGCGACGTTTTAAACGATTCTTACGATAAGCAGGAAAAAACTATTACGGTGTTAGTTCCGGAAGCGTTGGCAGATTTTATAGATGCTAAAAATGAGGGCGGTGCTACACTGTTTAATGTAGCTATTAAGATTGCTACCAATAACAAAAACAAGGAAGGAAAGCATTACGCAGAGTGCTATGAGATAGTCAAAGCCTATATCAAGGAACACGCAGACTTTGCCAAAGAATTACAGGCGTATATGCAACAACAATATAGATAAGCAAACCGAAAGGGCGTGATCATTTGAAGCCGGAAGATATTATCAAGTCTTACAATGCCGAAGGCAGCATTAAAAAAGTAGCTGCACTGTTTCGCGTTTCAGAGCAGAAAGTCAGAAAGGTTCTCATTGATGCCGGAGCATATGAAAGTGATATGTCCATACAGGTCAATGATTTGCATGAGCAAGGTTACAGCGTAGAGAACATAGCCGAAAAGTTGCGTGTAAGCAAGAGCACTGTTTCAGCATATCTGCCATACACCAAAGGCGTGTATCTTGGCGAAAATCCTTCCAGCAATGCTCTTAAAATAAGAAAGTGCAGAGCTAAAAATGGATAAACCTTTACATGATTTGCTAAATGAGTATATAGCAGCTTATAGCAAAGGTGAAGATAACCTAAGAGCGTTTTGGGAGTATGTTATAAGCATAGGAGCTTATGAACAGATGCGCCAGCTTGCTGTATACCAGGATGTTATTTTTAGCTACAAGAAAGACCAAACAAAGCCTGCCTGTAATGGCTACTGTGAAAAAGCCTACACAGCCGAAGATGCAGAGTTTGCCAGGATACAAATAGAGCACCTTTTAAAATCATGTCAGTAAGGTGTCATTTACAAGGCAATTAAAGGAATGATATAATTAAGATGCAACAGTTGGATGATAAACCCTTCTCCTAAAAATATGTTGTGTACTCAAAAAGCCGCCTACAAATGTAGACGGCTTTTTAGGCGTGTAAAATATAACTGATGTTTTATAAAGAAAACTCTTTACGAAAATAGCGAAATGTAGTATAATATAAATGTAAGGGAGATAAGAAAACCTACAAAATAAAGAGTGAAGGAAGTCGGTTAACATGAAAAATATTTTTGAAGAAGCTTATCAAAAGGAACTCCAAGCAATAGCTGCGTTTGATGCAGCAAAAAATGACGAAGAAAAAGAAAAAGCCAGAGAGCTTCATAATGAAACCTTTGGACAGATAGGTAGCCTTGGAGAATTTGCTGTTCACATTTGGCGCGAATATGAAAACTCTAGAGAACATGGCAACCTCAACCTTGATCTTTCCGAAATTGTTTGGGACCATCAAGTACCTGAAATAGTGGCTTGCATGAAAGCGAACGGAATTGCAAGTTTTACCTTTTCAGGTACCTACACTGAAGCAATTAGAACTGCTTGGCTGTTCCAGCAAGAAGGTTGCGTTCTTGAAGGATTTGTTGAAATCAACAGCAGATATACCGATGCTTATGGAGATAGCTTAAAAGTTCCTGCGTTACAGTTTAGAGTAAAATAAAAAGCAAGGCGGTACAAAAAAGTACCGCCATTTTATAATTATTTTTGAAAAAATACTTTACAAATAAACAAAAGTGTAGTATAATATAAGTGTGGTAAGGAAGTGCCACAAATAAGCGGCAAGTGCAGAAAGGAGATAACGATGTCGAATATGAATAACACGGAAGCGTTAATCGCTATGACAGAAGACAATCTGATCCGTAAAATCCTCGAAATCATTAAGGAAAGCAAAGACCTTGATGATGCAGAGAAAAAAGTAAGAGCCTTGCTCAATAAATAAGCAAGACTCACAGCAAAAGTGAATGGAGCGGTACTTGCCACCGTTCCTTTCATTTAAAATTATAACAAAAAAGGCAAGAGAAAGCAAGTTGCAGATGAAAGATAAACAATGGGGCGGCAAACGTGAGGGAGCAGGCAGACCAAAAGGAAAGACTGCTGCTGGCGAACGCAAGGGACGCAATATTAGAGCGTTCGACGATGAATGGGAGCTTATAAAGCAATTCGCAAAAATTGTCAAAACTGACCGCCAGCGTGCGGAAGAGCTGCTAAAATTATTATAGTTTTATTGGACAGTGTAAAAAAAGCACTGTCCTTTTTATTGTAAAAAGATGGAGGTACATCATGGATTTAAGAAACAAAATTACATTAATGGCGTTATCAGACATTACGCCGTATGAAAACAACCCAAGAAACAACGAAGAAGCTGTTGAAAAGGTTGCTAACTCCATTAAGGAGTTTGGCTTTAATCAGCCTATCGTAGTTGACAAGGATAATGTTATCATCGTTGGTCATACACGCTATCTTGCTGCTCAGGAGTTAGGTTTAACTGAAGCTCCGGTAATTGTTGCCGGAAACTTATCAGATGAGCAGGCAAGAGCTTATCGCCTGGCAGATAACAAAACAGGCGAACTTGCTGGCTGGGATTTTGAAAAGCTGGCGTTAGAGCTGGAACAAATCGAAAGTTTAGATATGGGTGAGTTTGGGTTTGAATCACATGATTTAGGCGGCGAAATAGGGGATTTTTTTGAGAATGCTCCTGCATCCAACGGGAATGAGCATAAGCCTAAAACTGTTACCTGTCCGCATTGCGGTGAAGAATTTGAAATATGAAACTGTATTTGGCTGGCGGTATGGGCTACCGTGAGTTACTATTTGGGGGGGCAATAATGGATTTGTATCTTGCAATAGGCGGTGGACAATGGAATAAATATGTTGCTCCTACGTTAAAAAATTGGAATGGTGAACATAATGAAAATATTCTTAGCGGCAGCCGGGGGGGATGGAACTGGTTCCAAAGAGCATTTTGGCCAGATCAAGAGAACATAAAAACAAAGGAGAGCATCCCTAAAATGAAAATTCATCTTGCAGGGGGAGAAAGCAGAGCCGAAATTTTGGCTGAAGAATCAAAAGTTCTTCGACCGTATATCCTTGAATCTTTCCTTATGACAACGCCGAAATCAGTACAATACTTGCCGCTGTATAGTGATTATATGCTCGATTCTGGAGCATTCAGCATGTTGATGGGCAATGCGAAAAAAGTTGATTTAAAAACTTATGTAGATTCTTATATTGCGTATATCCAAAAATACAATGTGCAGAAATTTTTTGAGCTTGACATTGACCCTATTGCAGGCTACGAAGAAGTTTTGAAAATCAGAAAATACATTGCTGAAAAAGTTGGAAGGTCACCGATTCCTGTATGGCATAAAAGCCGTGGCATGAAAGATTTTATTGAAATGTGCAAGCGGTATAAGTATGTTGCAATAGGCGGTTATGTTAGCGGCGAATTTACAAAAGGTGAAGTTGAAAAATTTCCTTTGCTTATCAAAGAAGCACACTCGCATGGAGCTAAAATTCACGGTTTGGGATTTACTCAATTAAAATATTTGCCGCGCTTTCATTTTGACAGTGTAGATTCTACTGCGTGGGTATCTGGAAATAGATTCGGGGCAGTATATAAGTTCGATGGAAAAACGATGGTTAAATATAATAAGCCTACTGGTATGCGAGTAAAAAATAAAGAAGTAGCTATTAATAATTTTGTAGAATGGGTAAAATTCCAAGAGTATGCAAAGACTCATTTTTGAAAAGAGGTAATAACAAATGAAAAAAGCAGTTGTTTTATTAAGCGGCGGTGTAGATAGCACTACTTGTTTAGCTATTGCAGTCAAAAAATATGGTACAGAAAAAGTTTTGGCCTTATCTGCTTTTTATGGACAAAGGCATAAAAGAGAAATTGAAAGCGCAAGAAAAGTCGCTGCTTTTTATGGTGTAGAGCATAAAGAAACTGATTTGTCGCTGGCGTTCTCTATGAGCGATTGCCCATTGCTGGCTAAAAGCAAGCATGATATTAAACATGAATCCTATGCAGAACAACTTAAAGAGCTTGGCGGTGAAGGTACTGTTGATACTTATGTACCATTCAGAAACGGTTTATTACTTTCTTATGCGGCGGCTGTTGCTGTAAGCGTAGAAGCAGAAACTATTTATTATGGCGCTCATGCTGACGATGCAGCAGGGAGAGCTTATCCAGATTGTACGCCCGAATTCGCTGACTATATGAATAAGGCAATTTTCGAGGGCAGTGGACGAACCACACATCTTGAAGCACCGCTTATCAATCTAAATAAAGCAGGCGTTGTTAAGCTTGGATTAGAGCTTAACGCACCATATCAGTTTACATGGAGCTGCTACGAGGGCGGAGAAAAGCCTTGCGGAACTTGCGGAACGTGTATTGACCGTGCGATGGCATTTGAAGCTAACGGCGTGAAAGACCCTGCGTTGGAGGATTAATATGTATACAGTAACAAAACGATTAGAAATTTCGGCAGCACACCAACTTTCTTTAAATTATGAAAGCAAGTGTAAAAATTTACATGGCCATAATTGGATTATCTACGTAACATGCCAAAGCGAAACCTTAGACGCTAACGGCATGGTAGTAGATTTTAAGCATATCAAAAACATTGTTTCTGATGTACTTGATCATCAATACTTAAACGACGTGTTACGATGCAATCCGACGGCAGAAAACATTGCTCGTTGGATTTGCGAAAAAGTTCCGCATTGCGTTAAGGTGTCGGTACAGGAAAGCGAAGGGAATGTTGCTGTGTATGAAATATAATGTGGTGGAAATATTTAAAAGTATCGAAGGAGAAGGAAAGCGAACCGGCTATCCTTCTGTATTTGTTCGTTTGGCTGGCTGCAACCTGCGTTGTAGTTATTGCGATACAATCTATGCTCAACGATTCGCAGATGCTGCCAGCAGTTTTAATGAGCAGGAGCTTATGGATGAGATAAGCGAGTATAACTGCAAGCGTGTAACGATTACCGGCGGCGAACCGCTCCTACACGACTTACAGCCACTCATTGAGCTGCTACACAAAGCCAAATATGAGGTAAATATCGAAACAAATGGTGCTGTACCGCTTTACAAAAAAAGGTTAAGCGGTATTTTTTATACCATTGATTACAAGTGCGGCACGTCTGGCGAATCTAATAAAATGCTAATGGATAATTACAAGCACCTTAACGCAAAGGACGTTATAAAATTTGTAGTTGGCAGCAAAGAAGATTTTAACGACGTAGACCAGGTGCTTGACTATTGCAAAAAAATCAAATGCCAGGCAAAAGTTTACATCTCGCCAGTGTGGGGCGCAATCGAACCTGCGGAGCTTGTAGAGTACGCAAAAAATTCGCTGTATAACATCTGCGTACAAGTGCAGCTTCATAAAATTATTTGGGATAAAGATAAAAGGGGCGTGTAACATGGACGCTAAAAAGCTAGAACAAGCCGCAAGGCTTATTATTGAGGGCATCGGCGAAAACCCGAACCGAGAGGGACTTCTTGAAACTCCTAAACGGTTCGCAAAAATGCTAATGGAGCAATTAGAGTACGCAAGTGTCAGCAACGATGAAATCGCAAAGAAATTCAACAAATGCTTTTCCTGCGATAATGATGATATGGTAGTGCTAAAAGGCATCAACTGCTTTTCTTATTGCGAGCATCATATCGCACTCATGTATAACATGACTGTTGATGTAGGCTATATCCCTAACGGTAAAGTTATCGGCATTAGCAAGATTGCACGTATTGCTGACGCAGTAACAAAACGTCTACAAATTCAAGAGCGTATCGGCAAGGAAATTCGCGACATTCTTACAAAAATTTTAGGGACAGAGGACGTTATTGTAGTTATTCAGGGCGAACACTCTTGTATGACTGCTAGAGGAATTAAAAAGCCAGGAGTAAAAACAAAGACTGCTTCTTGTGGTGGACAATTCTTGGTAAACGCAGAGCTGCGAAAAGAATTTTACCTTGTAGACAGCAAATAAAATCTAAAGAAAGGACAGGTGTTTTAATGTGCCAGCACGAGGAAATGTTAGCAATTTAAGGCCTGTCCGAAGCAAGGATGAAGCAAGGAAAAGAGGAACTGTTGGCGGCAAAAAATCCGGTGAAATAAGACGGGCGAAAAAAAACTTACAGCAGATAGCAAAGACGATACTTGAATCACAAGTCCACGACGATAAAGCAAAAAGTTTTTTACACGCTTTCGGCTTAGACGAGCAAGATCAAAACTATCAAGCCTTAATGATAGCAAAGTTGCTTAACAAAGCTTTAAAAGAAAGTGATGTTAATGCAATTCGCACTCTTGCTACATTGGCAGGAGCTGACGGAGGTATATTGTCGCTAGCGGAAGATGCAAGCGTTGAAACAATAGACGCTTACCAATCTATCTACATTCCAAATAACGGCAGAGATACATTTGAGCCTCTGTATCTAACTCCGCAACCGGGACCGCAAACAGCTTTCATGTGTTCTTCTGCTGATATTGTAATTTATGGTGGAGCGGCTGGCGGTGGAAAAACCTTTGCGCTTCTCCTGGAAGGATTAAGGCATAAAGATATAGCAGGATTTAGCGGCGTTGTGTTTCGAAAAAATTATACTCAAATCACAGCTTCAGGCGGTTTGTGGGATGCTGCTAACAAAATATATGGACAAGTGCAAGGCGCAAAACCTAAGAAAACTCCAAAACTACATTGGTTTTTTAGTCCCAGCGGAGCAAGAATTCATTTTGCGCATTTGGAGCGTGACGAAGATTTGCAAGGCTGGCAAGGCTCAGAAATCTGCTATCTAGCATTTGACGAGCTGACGCATTTTAGCCGACACCAATTTTTGTATATGCTTTCTCGTAACCGTTCAACGTGCGGTATCCGTCCTTATGTAAGAGCGACGTGCAACCCGGACAGCGATAGTTGGGTAGCTGATTTTATTTCTTGGTGGATAAATCAAGATACAGGCTATCCAATCTACGAGCGCAGCGGTGTTGTGCGTTATATGTGCGTCCTGAATGATACGATTTATTGGGGAAGTAATCCGCATGAACTCGCAAAGGAACACGGCGTAAATGTTGAAGAATGCAAGTCGGTTACGTTTATAGCGTCTAAACTGACAGACAACAAGGTGTTAATGGCTAAAGACCCGTCATACATGGCTAACCTTAAAGCGTTGGCAGAAATTGACAAAGAACGTCTTTTATATGGCAACTGGAAAATCCGTCCTGCTGCTGGTATGTACTTCAAAACAGAAAACTTCACCTTTGTTGATGCTGTGCCGAAAAATATCGTTGCTTATGCACGTTCCTGGGACTTGGCAGCAACAGAACCTACGCCGCTCAATCCAGACCCCGACGCAACAGCAGGTGTGTTGATGGGACTGCTTGACGATGGCAGAGTAATTGTCCTTGATGTAAAGCGCAAGCAGATAAAGGCTAATGACGCTAGGAATCTTCTGCGTAACATGGCAGCGATTGACCATGGTAAATATAAATTCGTACAAATCACCATACCGCAAGACCCAGGGCAGGCAGGCAAGGCGCAAGCTCAAAGTCTTGTATCGATGCTTGCAGGTTACTCGGTGGAGATTGTATCGCCGACAGGCAGCAAAGAGGTTCGTGCTACTCCGTTTGCTTCACAGGTGCAGGCAGGAAACGTCCTTATCCTTAAAGGTGAATGGAATGATATGTATCTGTCAGAACTTGAATCGTTCCCGGAAAGCAAGCATGATGATATGGTGGATGCGTCAAGTGATGCGTTTAACAAGCTCATGAATTCACGCAACTGGGGCGGCTTAACGAGCTAGGAGGAATAATGGTAAAAAGAAAAGATAATTCAATTCGTGCAGACAGCGGATTTAAAGATGCTTTTATTGCACGTAAAGTTCGCAATTATGAAGGTCTGTTAAATGAGCGAAAACTCACAGACCAGGCTTTGGCTACAATGTACAGAAATGCTCTTGTGCGTAGAATTGTTACAATGGCTGCCGATGATGCTATGAAGAATTTTATAGAAATTGAAGGCGATTCTGACGATTGTATCTTGCAGGAACTTGAAACGCTGTTTGTTCAGGAAAAGCTTACAGAAGCTTTATATTGGGACAGACTGTTCGGTATGTCTTGTGCTCTTATCCTTGCTGACGATGGGCAGGAATTAAGCGAGCCTATTAATATCAACCGTTTACGCAGGATTAACGGATTAGAAATTTTTGACAAGCGAGATATTTACCCGGACACAACCTCAATTTATCTTGATACAGATATTCGAGATGCGAACTTTGGCAAGCCGGAGTTTTACATGATTTCGCCACCAAACGGAAATCAGTTTAAGGTACACAGAAGCAGACTGCTTATTTTTGACGGCGAAATGCTGCCGAAGATAGAGCGTGTTGCTAATAATGGTGCTGGCTTATCGTGTATGGATGGTGTTCCGGCTGCGCTAAACCGTGTAAAAACTGCAATGAATAAAACAATCGACATAATGGACAAGGTTAGCACGTCGCTGTTAAAGCTTGAAGGTTTAAGCAATTTGCTGGCAAGAGAGGACGGCACGCAAGCTGTTATTCGGCGTTTAGAGCTGATAGACTACTCACGCAGAATTAATGGCAGTGTAGCCGTTGACAAGGAAGATGAATACGGCATTTTCAACATTCCGCTCACAGGCTTGACGGATATTATTCAAGAGTTTGAGCAGGCTTTATGCGCTGTTACCGGGTATCCGTTTACTGTATTGTTTGGGCGTTCTCCAGCTGGCATGAACAGCACAGGCAAGAGTGACTTGCAGATTTACTACGATACAGTCAGACGTATTCAACGCAGGAAAATTCGTCCTGCGTTAGAGTATCTTGTAAGACTTATCCAGCTTGCAAAGGAAGGACCTACCAACGGCAAAGAGCTTGAAAAGTGGAGCATTAAATTTAAGGCAATCGAACCGCTAAATGATCTGGAACAAGCTAATGTTGACAAGACGCAAGCGGAAGTAAGGGCTGCCGTTGTTAAGCTTGTTTTTGACCTGGTTGATAATCAACTGTTAGATGCAACGCAAGCACGCCAGTACCTCAAAGAGCGTGGCGATATTCCAGTTACAGAAAGTGAGCTGGATTTAGATGATGAAGAAACAGAAGAAATCGATACGCTACATTAAAGTAAAGAAGCGTCCGAAATATCCAAAGAATTTTGAGCGTGATTATTATCGCGTCCTCAGAGCCGTTGTAAGACGTTTAAAAAGTGCCACGAATAACAATATACCTATGCTGGCATATTCGTTGCGTCAGGACGATGACAGCACCGTTACAGATGCTTTCGTTCAGGCGATACTTGTCGAGCTTTTAAAGAGCATGACTATCGAGGATGCTATAAGCGAATTAGAGCTTATTCTTGCTGGCGTGTCCAGCGTTGTCGATGCTAATGTTATTAGTGCTTTTGCAGAAGCAGTCAGCGTTGATGTGTTTCTAAATGATTCAGCCTTACTTGATACAGTAAAAGCGGAATGGAAAGCGCAGCAGAACAGGCTTGTGGACAGCATAGTAAATACCTACATCGAAAAACTGCAAATTATTGTTAGCAATGCTGTTCAGCGTGGCACTGCTATGAGTGAAGTTAAAGAAGAAATCAAGGTACTGCTTAACACTACCGACAAGCGGGCGAAATTTATCGCAAGGAACGAGGTAGGCAATCTAAACGGCATTATAACAATGCGTAGACAGGTTGATTGTGGCATAGGGGTGTATCAATGGTCATCGTCACATGATGAACGTGTTAGACCTTCTCATGCTGAAATGGATGGAAAATACTTCTATTGGAAAAGCGACAAGGTGGGTGAGATTAACGGCATAAAGGTTTATCCTTCTCCAAAATATCATCCGTGTATGGATTATAACTGCCGTTGCGTAGCATTACCTGTTATTGACCTGGAGCAATGGAACATGACAACAGCAGTTCCGATGGGTAGGGTAGATGTAAAGAAAAGTAAAGAATTAAGCTAGAAGGCATATGCGAGAGATTGCATATGCTTTTTATATACCCCAAAATAAGGAGGTGAATTTTTTGGGAAGTGTACAACGATATGAGCGCATTGATTCATGGATGTTTGTTAGCGGTGCAGTTACTGACGCGGACGGCTTCTTGCGTGATTCTCCGATTGTGGCACGTACTGGCATCTATATCTACCAACAGCCAGACGGGACTATTAGACGAGAGTACAGACCGCCGGAGGAAGTATTTGACACTGACAGTGAAGCAAGTTTTGTCGGCAAGCCTATTGTGGTAGGACATCCTGCCAGCGGCATTGTAAACAGTGATACCGCACAAGATTTAGCCATTGGCACGATTTTGTCCAGCGGTTATCCGAAGGATGAAACAAATATTGCCTGTGACATTGTTATTCATAATCCCTCTGCCATCGGTGAAAAGCGTGGCTTGTCTTTAGGTTACAGAGTGGATGTTGAAGAAACTCCAGGCACCACACCTGACGGACAGCAATATGATGCTATCCAACGCAACATCCGTATCAATCATTTAGCCGTTGTTGATAGGGCACGTGCCGGAGCAAAAGCACGGCTTAATCTTGACGGTGACGAAATTATCGAAGGAGTAGAAATAAAAATGAAAATTAAAATTGATTCTGTTGATTTTGAAGTTGACGAGAAAATTGCCAACTACGTCAACTCTTTGCAAAGCAAAGAAGAAAACGCTCGTGTAAAGCTTGATACTGCTAACACTGAGCTTAAAACTGTAAAAGAACAAAATACCACTCTTAAAGCTGATGCTGACGCTTTGAAAGCTAAAGCTGATGCAATGACCGCAGAGCGTGATGCTTTGAAAGCTAAAGTTGATGCTGCTGACGCTGAAAAAGAGAAAGCTGTAAAAGAAGCTGTTGAAGCTGTAAAGGCTGATATGCAGGAACGTGCGGAGCTTGAAGAAACCGCAAAAATTGCTAAGGTTGAAAAAACCGATGGCTTAACCAACGCTGAGTTGAAAGCTGGCATTGTTAAAGCTGCTTTCGGCGAAAAATTTAAACTTGACGGTGCATCTGATGCTTATCTTGACGGTGCATATTCTGCTGCGAAAGAGATGCTTCGCAATGATAACGCAAAAAATCAAGCCTTAAAAGCTAAAGGCGGTGCTGAAAAGCAAGAAACTAAGAATGATTCTGCTAACGATGCACGTAGCCGCATGATTGCACGTATGCGTGGCGAAGAATAAAGAAAGAGGTGAATACAATGGCAATTACTAATTATGCATTAACCATGGAAAAATCTTTTGCTGGTGCGCTGTATGACTTGTCCTCTCATACCGTGGATTCCTATGCTGTTGAAGAAGCTGACGGTATTGGTGTTGCTTGCGCTGTTATCCGTGGCACTGACGCAGAACATCAAGTGAAATCTCCGTCCGCATCCGGCGACGGTGCGAAAGTTATCGGCGTAACTCTGCATACTCATATTGAGCCGCCTGAAGCTGGCAAGAAGTATTATCCGCAGAACTACACTGTTCCTGTTGTAACTAAAGGTCGCGTATGGGTAACCACCGGAGGTGCGGTTAACGCAGGTGATGAAGCTCATCTGAAACTTGCTGACGGCACTTTTGTTAAAGATACTGTTGCTGCTGGCACTATCGAAGCTCTTGGCTGCGGTGCTAAATTTATCACTTCCTGCGACAAGGCAGGCTTGGCAGTTATCGAAATTGGTTAATTAGAAAAGAAGAGGTGAAATAGTAATGACTCAAATGCACTATGATGAATTAGACCTGAATGTTATTGAGCGTTGCGACGGCTTGCGTAAAGACGCAGGCGATACTATTTTCGTTGCAAAAGAACTCGAAGCTGTAAAGGCAAAGACCTATGACCAGAAATTCGCTAATCTGAATGCGCTGAAACTGTTTGATATGTCCTCTGACGTTGACCCCGGCGCTGACACTATCAGCTATCAGTCCTTGGGTTCTGTCGGCATGGCGAAGACTATCGCCAACTATGCAACCGACTTTACTCGTGTAGATGTACTGGCTGAAGAACACATTGCTAAAGTTATTGCTGGCGGTGCAGCATATGGCTACACTATGCAGGACTTGCGCCGTGCTGCTATGGCAAGAAAACCGCTGACCGCTCGCAAGGCTATTGCTGTTCGCCGTGCTCTCGACGAATATATTAACCGCATTGCTTTTCATGGTGATGCTAAATATGGTGTTGTTGGTATCCTGGACAATCCGAACATTGGTAACTATACCGTTCCCGGTGACGGCTCCGGTTCTTCTACTAAATTCAAAGATAAAACCGCTGTTCAGATTCTGCGTGATATGAACGGCATTATTAATTCTGTTAGCAAGCAGACTAATGACGTAGAAAATCCTAATACCTTGGTACTGCCGCCGGATCAATACAACTACATTGCTTCCACACCTTATTCTGATGTAGTCGCAGATTCTATTCTGTCTGTGTTTAAACGCAATAACCCGGATGTAACTGTATTGAAAGCCAATGAGCTGGCTGGCGCAGGTGTAGGCGGCTTGGATATGATGATTGCATACGTTAAGGACGCAGACCATCAAACCTTGGAAGTTCCGCTGCCGTTCACTCAGCACACTATTCAGCAAAAAGGCTTGGAATTTGAAGTTCCCTGCGAGGTTCGTACCGCTGGCGTGTTGATTTACTATCCGCTGTCCATGAACAAAGCTTCTGGCATCTAATCTGACCATATACTGCCCTTTCGCATGAGAGGGCATTTTCTTTTTTAGGAGGAAAGTGAATGAAAGTTAAAAATATCTCTAAAGCTGTAATTAATATCGACGGCAAATATATTATGCCTGATCAGTGTGGCATCGTTGGTGATGAATGGGGCGAAAATCTTATTGTAAAAGCTTACATCAAAGAACAAATGATTACTGTCGAGAAAGGCAATGCCAAAGAAGCAAATGTTGATGATATGACAGCAGACCTTGCAGGACTTTCCGCTGAATCCAGCAAGCGTTCTTTGACTGCTTTCGCTAAGAAATACAATATTAATGTAGAGGGTGCAGAAACCGCCGAAGATATTTATTCCGTTATTTTTGCTTTCGTAAACATGGCAAAGAAAAATGTTAACGGAAACTAAAGATAAAATAAAGCAAGCTTTTTCTGTTATCTGCCCCGAACTTCTTCTTACTGATGAAGAAATAGAAGTCTACATTAATCTTGTTTCGCCTATGCTGTCGGAAAGTGTTTTTGGCAACATGTATATCACAGCATTTGTTTATCTTATGGCTCATCACGTTGTCCTGCGTCAGCTTATTGCGCAGTATGGAGAAAATGGCTCGGCTGATGTTGGTATTACAGGCTCTGTGACATCGGAAAAAGAAGGCGACTTGCAGCGTTCATATGGCGACAGGTCGGCTTCTTTCGATATGCTGGACAAGACATACTACGGCATTGAATTTAAACGTCTGCGCTCTATGTGCGTTGTTCCAATAGTGACAAGATTGGATAATGCGTTATGAGTAGGGTAGAGGATAAAGATTTAGGTTTCAACCGTATCATACGAACGCTAAACAAAGACCTTGACGGCGTTGTGGTTAAGGTTGGCGTGCAAGCTAAAGATAAAGCTGTAAGGCGAGGAAAAGGTGGAAGCATTCGTAACACAGACCAGCCGTTGGCTGTTATTGCAGCAATACATGAATTTGGACTGGGCGATATGCCACAACGCTCTTTCCTGCGTTCTGCGTATGATGAAAATCTGCCTATGATTGACAAAATGATTCAACGTGTTGCCAATGGCGCTGTATTTGGACTAGGAACAAACGCTGCTCTTAATCAGTTGGGCAATGTTGTGCAAGGTATGGTTCAAAGAAAAATTGTCGACGGACCATTTGTTCCGAACTCTCCTGCTACAATAAAGCGCAAAAAAAGCTCCAAACCATTAATTGATACCGGGCATCTGCGACAATCAATTCGCTATGTCATTGAAAGAAAAGGTGGTAATCATGAGTAGTTTTCGCAAACTGATAACTGTCCTGCGTTACAATGGCAGTCCTGAACTGCTTGCCAACGGAACCTATATGTATCCTACACCACAAGAATTTAAAGTGTTAGCCAGTGTGCAGCCGCTTAAAGCTAATGAAATGATGTTACTTCCTGAAGGTAGCAGGACTGCTAGAGCGGTAAAAGTATATACCGACAAGGAACTTTATGTTGATGACCAACGAACAAATACAATGGCTGACCGCTTTAAATGGCGTGGAAAGCTTTTTGAAGTGGTTGCCAGCGATATTTTTCAAAGTGATGTTATTAACCATTACCGTGCATATGCAGTAGAGGTGAGCGAATTTTGAAAGAAGCTAATACTCGTACTGACGTACTGAATTTTTTTATTTCGGTATTACAAAAAATATATTATCCGATTCCGATTCGCAGAGCAAAAATGAAACCTCCGGCTGTAAATGAATTAAACATCGTCGTTGATCTTCTGGCTGAACGCAGTATAGGGAACGAGGTTGTTTTTTTATCTGAAACAGCACAGTACAGCAATGCTGGTATCATTGAAGCGACGTTAAACATACAAGCTATCGGCGATGGTGCTGTTGAACTTCTGTCGAAGCTTAAACTTTATCTCGAAATGCCGGATATAATTAACTTGTATGATTCTGCAAATGTGGCTATAAACAGTGTTGAGCAAGTGCAAGACATTACAACTTCATTGGATGGCAGGACGTGGCAGGAACGAGCGTCGGTTGATTTGACTGTTTCGTACTGCCGTGAGCTGCTTAGTCAGGGTGCAGAATGGTTCAACAAATTAGAAATAAACGGCACTACGAATAACGGCAAGGATAACAACGAACATCCTGCTGACGGCGATACGATTGTAAAAGTTGAAATCATGGGAGATTTAGAAAATTAAGGAGATGAAAATATGGCAAATATCGACAGATTAGTCAATGTGCAGATTGCTTTGAATACTACAGGTATTTCATCCAATGGCTTTAATACACTGATGATTGTATCTGCACATGAGCACGCTGCCCCGGCGTATGTATTGACCATTACGGACGCTGACCAGCTTTTAGATTTAGGTTGGAACGCTGAGGATGCTGTTTATAAAGCTGCATTACAGGCTTTTAGCCAGATTCCGCACTATGAGAAAGTTAAGATTGGCAGGATGAACACTGATAGCTCTGCTGCTGATAATATGAATAAAATTTGCGCTGTTGACAATGATTGGTATGGCTTGTGCTATGTTGAACGCACATCTGCAAAAATCATGGAAATGGCAGAATGGGTTGAAGCTCATACGAAACTGTATGGCACATCTGTTGCCGAAGCTGATGCATTGCAAGCTGGCGTTGCAACAGATACAGGCAGCAAACTGAAAGCGAAAAATTATTATCGCACTTTTATTTTTTATCATAAGGAAGCAGAAAAGGAATTTCCTGAAGCCGCTGTAATGTCCAGATGCTTTACTGTATATCCCGGTGGTGAAACATGGGCAAATAAAAAGCTTTCCGGCATTACAAACGATGATTTAACCGAAACAGAATATCTTGCGTTGACTGCCAAAAACTACAATACCTTTGAAAACTTCTCGGAGAATGTTAGCATTACTCAAAACGGCAAGACTTGTGCTGGTGAATGGATTGACGTTATCCGTTTCCGTGACTGGCTTGTCGAAACTATTAAAACCGAAGAATTTGCAATGCTTATTAATCGCGAGAAATTGCCGTACACTGATGCTGGCATTGCGCTTGTCGAAGGTGTGTTAAACAAAGTGTTAAAGCTTGGTCAAGACCGTGGCGGTATCGCTCCGACTGAATATGATGATGGCAACAGAAATCTCGGCTATACCATTACAGTTCCTAAAGCTGCTAATATTAGTGCGAATAAGAAAGCACAAAGAGTTCTGGACGATGTGAAGTTTACCGCTCGTCTTGCAGGTGCTATCCATGCTGTTAACATTAAAGGTTCTTTGACATATGAGAATCTTATTCAGAAAGCTTAAAGGAGGGTAACAAATGGCAAGAGTAAAAACATACGACCCGAAGAAAGTTAAGGTACTGTTCGGCTCTCTTATCTTAACAGGCGTTGACGAAGGTACTTTTATTAATATCGAAACGCAAGGTGACGGAATTTCCGCTATTGTCGGCTGTGACCAGGAAATTGTTCGCAGTATTGACCCGTCCTCTGTTTTAAAGCAAATTACTGTTACTCTGTTGCAGTCCAGCTCCAGCAATGCAGCATTAAGCTTGATTCAAGATGCAGACAATCAAAACGGCGCTGGCTTGCTGCCGTTAACTATTAAAGATTTGAGCGGTGACAGCGTTATGGTTAGTGATCAGGCATGGATTGTCAAGAAACCTAATTTCCAACGTGGTAAATCTGCTTCTGACGGAAAATGTGAATGGGTATTTATGGCTGTTGTTCCCGATGAAGCATTTTTAGTTGGCGGTCACAGCTAAGAGGTAAAAAATGAGACAAGCAAAGTTTGAAGTAAAGAACAGAAAAATCGGTGCGAACACCTTTTATGTTCGTGCTCTTCCGCCGTTGCAAGGCTTGAAACTGTATGGTGACTTACAGAAAGCTATTACTGCCGCTTTAAAAGGCGGCTTAACATCTAACGGCGAAACGGAAGATATGAAAGAAGTATTGTTAGGTGCTCAAATCAATATCGGTGCTATCCTTGCGCAGTTAGGTGAAAGCTTTAATGGTGAAGTGCTGGCACAGTTCTCTGAACGTCTGCTTGATGCTGAATATGTCAGCGTTAAGATTAAGGGTGAAGAAGAAGCTATTATGCTTACAGAAGATGTTATCAATGAGCTTTTTACTGGCAAGCTTGTTGAATTGCTTAAACTTGAAAAATTTATTATTGAGGTAAATTTTGGAGATTTTTTCGCTTTAATTCCCAACCTCTCTGGAGTCCGCGAGATGTTGGTGAGCAAGTAGAAATTCCCGGCACCTTATCACCAACGCTAACCGCTGAATCTTTTATTTGGCGGCCAGTGTTGGCTAAGGTAGTTACTGTTACGGAGATAAAAGAAGGTACTGTTACATTAAGCGATTTATGTAAAATAAACGCTCTGCTTGACATGCAGAGTGATGTACAAAGATATTATCTTGACCACCCTAAAAAGAAAGGAGCTGATGCGCCGTGGACGTAAGAAGTTTAGCTATTGCGATTGGCTTCAAAGTAAATAACTCAAATGTTAAGCAAGTAGAGCAGACAACCAAAAAAGTTAAAACAGGCCTTGAACGTGTTGGCGATTCTGCTGATAAAGCTGGCAATAAAGTAGACAGTTTGTTTTCGAAGTTGAGCGGTCTAGCTATGTTCGCTGGCGTTTCGCTAACTCTTGGAAGTATCGTTAAAACGATTGACGAATGGAAGGTTATTGAAGGTCAGGTAAATAACGTAACCAAAAGCCAGCAGGAATCAAAAGCTGTTCAGAAAGAAATTTACAACATTGCCAGCCGTACTCGTCAGCAATACGGTTCTACCGCCGAGCTTTTTACTTCTGTTGCACGTAATGCGCAGGAGTTAAAGAAAAGCACAAAAGACATCCTGCTGTTTACCGAGGATGTTTCAAACGCAATGCTGCTCGGTGGCGGTTCTGCTGCATCCCAGGAAGCTGCGCTTGTACAGTTAGGACAGGCGTTGGGTTCTGGCACATTACGTGGTGATGAATTGAACTCCATTATGGAGCAAGCACCTAGACTTGCCAAAGCTATTGCCGAAGGCATGGGCACTACAATCGGACAGTTAAGGCAGATGGGCAGTGAAGGCAAATTAACTGCACAGGATGTTTTTAATGCTATTCGCGGACAATCTGACCGCTTAAAAATGGAGTTAGGTAAAATGCCTTGGACAGTTGGCCAGGCAACAAACAAGATGCAAAATGCGCTTGGAAAGTTTTTCAAAGAATTTGAGGATAAGACGGGCATAGTTGATGGCATAGCGAAACGCATGGCAAAATTTGCAGACTACATCGAGAATATTAATCTTGATAACTTTATTTCTGGTCTGCAAATTGCAGCGATTTATGCAGGCATTCTTTTCGGCATGGCAAAATGGAGCAGTTTTGTAATGATGCTCGGAACTGCTGTGAAGTGGATTGTTGCTATACGAGATGCTTTATTCTTGGCAACCGGGGCGCAAATAGCATTCAATAGCCAAACACGAAGGGGAGCGGCTATGCAGATGCTGTTAATGGGTAAATTCCTTCTGATTGCAGCTGCGATTGCTCTAGTTGTTTTGCTTATACAGGATTTTTATAAGTGGGTAACTGACCCGAAGGCAGACACCATGATGAAACGCTGGTTTGGAGATTTTGAACCTATAAAAAATAAATTCATAGACTTTAAAGACAGTGTTATTCAATGGTTTAGCGATATTGGAACAGCTATCGCTTTTGTGCCTAAGCTTATCTATGAGTTATTTAAATTGGCGTTTGAAGGCATTTGGAGTTTAACTTCTTGGCTGTGGGAAGGAATAGGCAATGCTTTTGTTTCCGGACTTGCTGCAATAGGCTATGTTATAGCCGGAGTTATTATGCTGTTTGTTAACGCTTTTAAGTTTATACAAGACAGTTTGACAGCTTTGGCCACATTCTTTGCCGATACCATAAATTCTGGATGGCAGCTAATAACTGGCTTTTTTGACAACATGATTAAGTGGGTTAAGGATGCTATTAAGTGGGTTGATAACTTAATCAGCAAGTTGAACATCATGCAAGGCGTGAAAGATTTTGTGAACAGCAATATTATTGACCCTATTTCTAATTTTGGCAGCACTGCCGTAAACCGCTTGTTAGGCAATCCGACTACTACAAACACTTCATCTAGTATTTCCAATAGTGGTAACACGACGAATTATATCCAGGTTACAACTGCTAGCACTTCCCCGGAAGCAACAGCAGCTGCGGTAGGCAATGTTGTTAGTCGCAATAACGGCTTGCCAGTTGCTAACTACTTTCCTTTAAGCGAGGTATAGTAATATGCTTGCAGATATTTTAGGATACAACATTAAAAATCCTACGCAGGTTGGTTCTTTAAAGGTTGATATAGTAAAATCTTTTGAATACACCTATGATCAGGATGTAACAGGACACCCGGTAGAAACAGGTTTTGAAATTGCTGACCATATTGTCAACAAGCCTTTGAAGCTGACAATGACCGTCGGCATTTCGTCTACCCCTGTAACGTGGTTCTATAAAAACGGGTGGGGAGAAAAGAAATTTGCTAACGGTTTGCAGCTTTTAGAGGAAATCAGAGATAAGAAGGAGCCTGTGACTATCATTCGTCCCGAGAAGAAGTATGACAACATGGTTATGACTTCTTGCCGAATAAGCAAACCGGATTCGTCGAAAAGCATTATTTATGCTGACTTAGCTTTTCAGCAGATTGTTAAAGTAACTACGCAGACAACGGCAATTCCCGAAAACGTTGTAACAGCGTCGCAGGAAGAAAACGCGGGAGAAACTGCGGCAAACGCAGGCGCAGGAAAAACATCTTCTGTTGACATTGGCGGAGGTTCTGCTGATATTCCTGGCAGTGACGGTTTTGGTGGCATTAGTGATTCTCTAGGAAGCGAAACCGCAACAAATAAAAGCTGGCTTGCTGGCGGAGTAGACAGCGTTAAAAGCGGACTAGGCTTGTTGTTTTAGGAGGATACCATGTTTACGATTAATTTTGCCGATGGTAACGATGTTGTTTTCAGCGTTCCTTTTGACGGCAAGAAATATAAAGTAAGAATGTGCTGGAACCATGAAGGGCAATTCTGGGCATTACACCTTTGGGACGCTAACAACAATGTAATCCTTGCTAACGCTTGCGTTGTACCGAAGTTTCCCTTGCTGATGAATCACCATAAAAGTAATGCTCCTAGAGGGGAATTGCTTGTCTTGACAGACAAAGAAAGTGTCGGCAGAGATGATTTTCAAAGCGGAGCAGCTACGCTCGTGTACTGCACGGAAGATGAATTTTATGGAGGTTAGCTATGGCACAGTTTGACCGCATTTATAAAATTACTCTAGGCGTACAAGGTTCTGACGGCGTGGTTATTGAAGCGAAGGCGAAAGAACAGGGGTTAGAAATTGAATTTGACATTGCAAAAAGTCTTGCCAAGCAAAGTAATTCCTGCTCGCTGAAAATTTACAACCTGTCGAAAGCGACTGCTGACAAATTGGAAAGAGCAGATACAATCTGCATCCTTGAAGTAGGATACAGCGAGGACGCTGGATTGAAAAGAATTTTTATCGGCTGGGTAACTGACTGTTATTCCTACATGAGCGGTTCTGACAAGGTTACGGAGATGAAGCTTTATGATGGACACGTTGCTATTCGTGATAGCATCGTGTCTTTGTCTTATGCTAAAGATGTTAGCAGGAAGAAAGCTATTGACGATGTTGCAGCAGATATGGGACTTGTAGTAACGTATGCTGATGATTGCGAATTTGCGACGTTTGCCAATGGCTTTTCTTTTGTCGGTGCAGGACGTGAGTGCCTTGATAAAGTGTGCGCTGGCACTGAGTTGGAATGGAGTATTCAAAACAACACTTTGCAGATTATTAAGCAAGGCGGTAATACCAACGTGCAAGCTATTAAGCTTACTCCCGAAAGCGGATTAATTGGTTTTGTTGAAAAACTTCTTAAAGGTCCGACAAAAGCAGCAAAACAAACAACAAGCAAAAAGACTACCCAACCTAAAAGGGATAAAAAAGCAGGCTGGAATGTTAAGTGCCTTTTACAGCCTGTATTAAACCCGGGAGATTTGGTCTACATTGATTCGCAGGAAGTAAAAGGCTGGTTCAAAATTGAAAGCTTAAAGCATAACGGCTCGTATAGCGGACAGAATTGGTATACGGAGCTTGAAGTGTATGAAATTGTACCGAAGGAGTGATTATATATGAGCCTTGATGCAACAGCGGACACGCTGGAAGGATTAGAAAATCTTATGAAGCAGAAAATAGGCAACATTCACACCTGCTTGCCAGGTACAATTTTGTCTTTCGATGCTGCAACCTGCCTTGCCAGTGTGAAGTCAACGCTAAAGAAATACACCGCTGATGATAGGGTGCTTGAATATCCTGTTATCGACGGTGTTCCTGTTTTTATGCCCCATGCTGGAGCGGCACAGATTACCTATCCGGTAAAGCCTGGCGATAGCTGCTTAATAGTTTTTTCTGAACGCAGTATCGATGAATGGCTTGGTGTTGGAAGTGATGATAACCATGACCCTCGACAATATGATTTGACTGACGGCTTCTGTTTTGTCGGCATGATGCCGTTACAGTCAATATCTGCTGATAACGTTGAAGTTATTAATGGTGGCACAAAAATTAGCCTTACGCCTGACAATACGATTAATGTTGTCGGAAATATTAACGTGCAAGGGACAATTACTTGCACAGGAGATGTACAAGGTGGCGGTATTAGTCTTATCGGCCACACTCATTCCTATCATCATGGAACTACGAGTTCGTCACAGTAAAGGAGGGACGCTATGAAGAAAGAAGATGTTTTGAGAGCCTATGAGGAACAAAAAGCGGCTTGCATTGTGGCGTTCCCTACGCTGACAAGCTCGTGGACGTATTTTGTCCAACTTGAAAAAGCTATTGATAGCTATTTTAGCAATGTTGATAGTGTGTCTGATTCTGTTCGTGCTGTTATTCGTGGTGCTTATGTATCACAGACAAAAGCGGCATTGAAGTGCAAAGATGATGAAAAGTATGGCATTAAATACAATTCTGATGTAGGCAGTATTGATTTAACGCCGTATTGGTATGCGTGGGAATGGCTAAAAGAAAATCTTGCCGATAAAATCAAATATACTACATCTGAAGTATCGGCACAGGCAGAAGGCAGTGCTGGCGAAAAGATTGTTGATGCTGAACAGCCGGAGCTTGATTTTGTTATCAAGGATATTTCGACAGCTAGGGTTACTGAAGCTGCGCAGATTAATGATTATGCGGAATCGTTTTGGCAAGGTAACAGCAAGATGGATTTTATTTGCCTTGTAGAGGATAGAGGTAATGTTGTAAAAACACCCGATAAGAAAGCGATTGTTAAAAAGCTTTATCTTGATTGTGGCTTACTGACGCAGATTCAAGAGAACGGCTTGGATATATATGTTCCTAGTTATTTAGGAGGTGTTGGCAATGCTTGACCTTGCTTTAAACGCAAAGACACATGACCTTGCACTTAATGGAGATGTAATGTTTATTGACAATGTTGAGCGTGTAGCGCAACAGATAAAAATACAGTTGCTTACTTTTTTAGGTGAATGGTTTTTAGATGTTACGCACGGCGTGCCTTATCTCGATTATGTGCTTGTTAAAAATCCTAATTTTACGCTAATTAGAGAGCTTTTCCGTGAGCAAATTTTAAAAGTTGACGGAGTAAGCAATTTAGTTAGCATTGATATTGATTTTGAATCTGCTACACGAAAAATGTTATTAAGCTATGAAGCAGAAACTGAATACGGCATGATTGTAAGGAAGGAGGTTTTAGGCTATGGAGTACGGAGTAACAGTTAACGGTTTTGTCAGAAAGCGTTTGCCGGAGATTCGTGAGGATATTTTTAAAAGCTTGGAGCAAAATTTAGGCTCAACAGTTAGCCGTCAACCTAACAGCATGATAGGCGTTCTCGTTGGCGTGTATGCTGCTGAACTTGACCGAATGTGGCAACTTTTAGAGCGTGATTATTATGACCGCTCGCCGATTAGTGCCAGCGAAGGCAGCTTAGATAATACGCTTGCTTACACCAATGTGCAGCGCAAGAAAGCTCAGGCAAGCTATCTCTATGCTGTATGTTATGGACGCAGCGGAATGGTTCTTCCTGCTAACTGCCAGATTAAAGATGTTTCCGGCTACAAATGGAATATCATTGAAGAAAGTACAATCACTCTTAATGACTGTGTACATGTAACGCTAGAAGTTGAAACGCCAACTAAAGGGAAGGTTTACAGTGTGCAGTTTGATAATGATGCAGTTATAAAATACGCAGCACAGGAAAATGATACTGCGTTGATTGTCGCTGTTGCCTTGGCTTCTCAGAGTGTTCCTAAATGGCAAGGCAGTATTGTTGAAGGCAAATTGGTTTTTGAACGCACAGACAGGCGATATGGAGCTGTCGTTGTGCCTAACGAATCATTTGTGGTTACGCAGGTCGGCAGTCCTATTCGTTTTGATTGTGAGGAATACGGAGAAATTGAACCTTTGTTAAACAGCGTAAATTATATTAACACAAATTATGACGGCTGGTTTTCTGTTAGCAACGAATCTGAAACATATGTAGGCCGCGACTATGAAACAGCATCAGAAGTCCGTCAGCGTTATGCGTCTGCTGTATTCAGAAACAGCATAGGAATGAAAGAAAGCATTAAGGCTGCGTTGCTTGAATTGCAGGATGTTACCAGCGTAACTATTTATGAAAACCGCACTGATGAAACAGTTGATGGTTTAAAACCTCATTCTTTCCAGGCTATTGTTTTCGGTGGTGATGAAGAAGCTATTGCTCGCACTATCTTAAATGTTGCACCTTTAGGCATTGATACAAACGGCGATATTTGCGTTCGCATTGAGGACAGCGAGGGTGCAGAGCAAGATGTATGCTTTAGCCGTCCGCACGAGGTACAGATTTATGTCAAAGTTGTCATTAAAGAATATAACGAAGAAATTTTACCTGGTGATGCAATCGACAAAATTAAAAATATCGTTGTCGAACAGATTGGCAAACTGTCGATGGGTAATGATGTTATTTATCAGCGTTTTCTTGGTCCTATTTACAGCGGCGTTGACGGCATTAGCTATATTGAGTGCAGCGTGTCTAAAGATAGTCAAACGTATAAACAGGAAAACATTTCGATTGACCGTAGTGAGCTAGCAGTAACAAAGCTTGCTAATGTTACTGTAGCTTTGGAGTTGTAACCATGACTACAAGCGAAAGAATGTATAACCATTTGTTAAGTCAGTTTCGAAACAAGCCTAACATTAAAGCTTTTCTTAATGCCGTTGGAAATGAACTCGACAGCATAGATAAAGTAAGGGAGCAGATAAGGACACAGATATGGCCAGATACGGCAGTTGGTAAGCAGCTTGATATGTGCGGTGAAGTCGCTGATATTTCTCGCCGTGTTGAAAATGCTATTGCAATGGATTTTTTTGGTTTCCCTGATCATGGCAACATGGGATTCGGACAAGCTCCGTTCCGTAGGATGTATGATAACTATTTAACATCCAGCAACTTAAACGACCGTCATTATCGTCTTGCTGTTATCTCGAAGATTGAGAAAAATACAACAGACTGCTCCCGTGTCAGCACTATCCATAGCATAAAGAATGTTTTTAACGTTCAACGTATTTCCGCTGTAAATGCCGGAAATGCAAAAATGCGTATAGGAATAGGACGTGTAGTAACAAACCAAGAAAGCCGTTTAATTGATGCACTGAACCTTATTATCCGTGGCGCAGGTATCGGCGTGATTTATGTATATTCTTTTGATGCTGTAAATACGTTCGGTTTTAGTAGAAGCGGAGAAAATCCCTATAGGTTTAAAGGTTTTAACCAAGGAACATTCGCAAGGATTATAAAGGTGAAAGGGGGACTTGTTGAATAATGGTAATGAAACAGCCTACTTTTGATTTGATTTTTGGTAGTAGCGCAAGCATTGGTGAGATGATTGATTCTTGGCCTGAGCTTGATTACCTGCGTGGTTGGGGTTATCTTGACAAAGGAGAAGCACCGCCGCTTGAATACTTTAACAAATTACAGAATGTGAGCGATTTAAAAAGTCAGTACCTTTTTAATAGCTTAAACATTCGCAAGAACAATACATCTTATGTTAATGGTGACATTGTATTGTCACCTAACTTGCCCAAAAGTCTTGTCCTAGCATGTACTGTTGGCGGTGACACTGCTGTGAGTGAGCCGGATTTTCGAGAAGCTGTGCTCGGAGCAACTTATACTGATGGCTCAGTGACATGGGAGGTTATTCCGAGGGCGTACAAATTAAAGACGGCAACCGAAGCTGAAATTCAGAATCTGATTACAAAGGAGCTGGGATAATGGCTAACTTACAAGAATTAATTGATCTTGACGGATTAAACTATTTTTTAGGGCAAATTAAAGTCAAATTTGTTCGTTCCGTAAATAACATAAAGCCTGATTCTAGCGGTAATGTTAATATCGCCAACATGGCAGGAGCGACATATAACAGTTCTGGTAGAGCTGGACTTGCGCCAATTCCAGTAGCAGGAAAGCAGGATATGGCGTTATGCGGAGATGCTACATATAAAGTTCTTCCTATTGCTGGTGGCGGTACCGGGCAAACAACCATTGCTGGCGTTCGCAATGTTTTAGGCTTGGGCAATACAAATGGACCCTTACCTATTGCTAACGGCGGCACAGGGGCTACAACTGCCGAAGCTGCAAGACGAAATCTTGGCATTGATAGTATAGGCGTAAAATTGGTTATTTACACTTAATTAGGGGTGATAGCGGTGTTTTTAACGTTAGTATCACCGACACAAATGGTAACCCTGTTGAGCTTACAGATGATGATAGAGTTTATAGCTAAGGGATGAGGTTAAGATGAGATATAAGATAATGGTCAACGGCGCTGCGTATAAAGCGCGATACGCCAACGGCAGCTATTTGCCAGATATCTCTAAGTCTGGATATGCTTATCTGGCAGTCTACTACGATAACAACCTGATGGCTACAGGCGAGCAGATCACGGTTGACGGTGCCGTATATACAGTTACCTACGGCGTTACCGTCGCTATACGCGGCGAGGCAGGCGCGAGCAAAGTGCTGTCCGTGACGTATAACGGTGTCACCAATAATGTATCTGTCACTTTTGACGGCGGGACATACAACGTCAGCTTTACGTCCAGCACAAAACGCCGGAGCTTCTCGGCTGAGGTTACTCCTGCCGATACGTATGCGTATATTGACGTTTCCGACTGCGCAACAGGCACGTGGACGTATACAATCACGACCAACAGCGCATCCAAAGAGGGGTCGTTCAGCATCCCGTTACCAAACGCCAAGAAGCAGGAGCTTATCTTGGGCGAGTTTGGCGGCGTAGCAACGCTGACATATAAGATCAGCTCCGGCGGCACAAGTAATTTAACGTCTTTGCAGCACAGCAGCAGTGACCCGACAACAACGATTACAGCACAAATTATGTAGTAGGAGGTAAAAAATGGCACAATCAACAACAAATCTGGGAAAAATCCATGTTTTCCCCAGTGAATCACTATACAATCAATTTAAAGACATCATAGCAGCCAACGATTTGGCACTGCTTAAAGATGACGGCGCGTACATCGTCGCAGCCAACCTTGCACAGAACGGCTATATTAAATTTTCAAATGGATTAGTTTTGCAGTGGGGAGTTTATACAACAGGAACAGCCAATGTTACCATAACGCTACCTATAGCTACATCCGTGACATATGCAGTGGTTGCAGTAGTTAGAACCGAGAACAGCTATGGATGCAGCGGTTCTCAAAACTGCCAGTATGTGTCCTATGTTACCCCAACAAGCTTTCAGGCAGGCTCTAGGGATGCCTATAACGGTTACGCCGGTTTTTGGTGGATGTCTATTGGCAAAGCTTAGGCTTTGCCAAAAGCACACCAATTAAATCTGCATAACCACTGCAAAATTAAAAAAATCGCTCCAAGGGGCGTAGAAAGGAAAATTATGAACGATAAACGTGTAAATCAATATCTTATCCTGCCCGAGCAAGGGCAGAGAAAAGATACCAAATTAGCTGTCGAGTACAGCGAGGAACAAATCACTGAGCTGCTCAAACAAGGCTATGTCATTGTTGACCAGGATGATTTTAATAAGCTGATTGGCAACGGCGACGGCGAATACCTCATTGCTGATGACGGCGTTGTATATCCTAAGCCAGCTCCTACAGACGCAGAGCTGCTGCCTGCAGCTAAGCAAGCAAAACTCGCTGAAATCAGCCAATGGACAGCAGACAACATCACGGGCGGTTTTGTCAGCAGCGCCAGCGGCGAGCCTGTGCGTTATGACAGTGATGTAGATACCCAGCTTACCATGCAGGGTATCGCCCTAAACGTCGGTACACCACTGTTTGCGGAAAAATATCCCGACGGCTGTCCCGTACGTGGCGTAGCTGAGGGCAAGGACAGCAAGGAAGTGTTTTGGCTGAAGCCGTCACAGGTTATGCAGTGGATGGCGGATTTGTCGATGCATATCGGCACCTGTAAACAAGCAGGCTGGAAAAAACAGGCTGAAGTAGAAGCTTGCAAAACTGTTTTTGAACTCAACAATATAGAATTGTAAGAGGTGATAGCGGTGTTTAAAGTTGATGACAACAACATCAGAATGATTAGAGGTGATAGCGGTGTTTTTAACATTAGTATTACCGATATTAATGGAAGGAATGTTGAACTGACTGACAGCGATGTATTAACCTTTACGCTCCGACGCACAGCACGTAATTCGACTATCGTTCTGCAAAAAGTTATTGTTAATGGTGAGCTTGATATTAAGCCAGCAGATACTGAAGGGTTGGCGTTTGGAGCTTATGTATATGACATTGAGCTTCGTCGTGCTGATGGCTACGTTGATACAGTTATTCCGCCGCATGAGTTCCTCTTAATGGAGGAGGTGACCTACTAATGAGGTTACATGGTACGCTGACAGTTGCCAAAGGTGAGCTGCATGGCAATTTGTCACCAACTAAAAGCAACCTGCATGGAATCTTATCAGCACGGAGCATCGGAGCTGATATTTATGACGGCAAATACACCGTACATTCTGAAGCGCATGAGGTACAGATATTGCCAACGGCAAACAAACATCTAGTTAAAAATATTACTGTCGAAAAAATACCATACTACGAAACAAGCAATTTATCCGACGGGATTACAATTTATATTGGAAGTGAAAGAGAGGTTGAAGTAAATTATGGCTGAAAAAAATGTATCTAAAATCGTTTACGGCGGTAAGACATTAATTGATCTGACCGCCGATACGGTTACCGCTGACAAAATTTTAGAAGGCGCAACCGCCCATGATAAGAGCGGCGCTGTCATTACAGGCACATGCACATACAACGCCGATACCTCCGACGCAACGGCGGCAGGTGCGGAAATCCTCAGCGGAAAAACCGCCTACGTGAACGGTGTAAAAATTACAGGTGAGATGAAAAATAACGGCGCTGTCAGCGGTGAAATCAGCAAAAAAGCTGACGAATACACTGTGCCCATCGGCTATCATGACGGCGCAGGCAAGGTTAAAATCAGCGCAACAGAGCAGGCTAAAATCATTGCAACAAACATCAGAGCAGGTGTAAGCATCTTAGGGGTAACAGGCAACATGAGCGGTGCTGAGGATGTTAAAGCGCAATCTAAAACAGTTACCCCTAAGACAACAGCGCAGACTATTTTGCCCGACAGCGCACAGGGATTTAACTATTTGTCGCAAGTTACCGTAGAGCCGATACCCTACAATGAGAGCGACAATCCGCAGGGCGGCAAGACCGTTACCATAGGCTAAGGAGTGAAAAAATGGCAGTGAATAAAGTTATATACGGCGGTAACACCTTGGTAGACCTTACTGGGGATACCGTCACCGCTGCCGATTTGGCAGACGGAGTAAAAGCAACAGGGGCAGATGGCAACCCTATTGTAGGCCTGATGCAAAAGGTTACCATTGATGCTGAGCTGTCTACCACCAGCACAAATCCTGTTCAAAACAAGGTGATCGCCAAGGCAATAGCCAATATGGGCGGCGGTTCGGGCGATTACCTGCCGTTAACAGGTGGCACAGTCACTGGCGGCATTACAGCGACTAATTTCCAGACAGGTGCAGGCGCAAACAACTACTTCCAATGCCGCAAATTCCGCGGCGAGGGCGATGCTAACACCTATTACCATGCTATAGATTTTGGCTATTCTGGTCATGATAGCGTGGATTTTTATGAATACGACCCGAGCTGGAACTTTTATAAATGCACAACAGGTACAAAGTCCGGGGCGGTTTTAATCGGCAACATCAACGGAAACGGCTGGAATGGTGGAGCACGTTTAAGCGGTACACCTACCGCACCCACTGCGGCAGTTGGAACGAACACCACTCAGATAGCAACAACGGCTTTTGTACATTCAGCTATCCCTACAAACGTATCATCCTTTACTAATGACGCAGGTTATCTGACGCAACATCAATCACTTGTTGGGTATGTTAAAAGCGTAAACAACACTAAACCCGATTCAAATGGTAATGTAACCATTACTGTTAGCGGTGGTGGTGGAGTAAGCACGTCTACGCAGAATGTGTGGACTGCTCAGCAGTCATTTGATTTAGCCTTGTTGGGTGTAGAAAAATATACAACTGCTTACACTAATGGAAATTCTGTAAACCCTTCTAGTGTTACGGCTGTTTACAATGCAACAGGTAGCTTTACTTTAGATTTAACAAACTTCTCACATCTATTAAGCAGAGGACAATCATTAGTCTTTACTGCATACATTAAAGCTAATGCTGATTATCCTCTAACTATAACTAATGGTGGCACACTAAAATACACTGGTAACTCATCTGATTTAGCGATTACGAGTGCAGGTTTATTACTTAATATCTTTATAACATTAGATAATAGCGGTAACAAAACAAGCATCGTACAAGCATCTAAGTTATCATAGAGGTGATGTAATATGGGACTTAATCGTCTATTTATGGTAAAACATGTTGAAAGTGGTGCAGTTGATGAGAATGTATTCATCATGACTATGGGAACTAAAAGTGGTCAATATGGATATAACGCCAACAATGGTTACTATGGTGAAGTTACAGGCAATGTTACACATGACGGTAGAACCGTTACTCTTGTTATGCTGAATTATTATGCTGGATGGTTAGATGTTGCTTTTAAGGAAGAGGGTATAACAAGTGGAAGCCGTAACATCAGTCTTAATATCACTCCACTTGAAACAGGTGTAACTGCTAATTTGACAGTAGGCAAAATTTCGTATCAAAGTGCTGCAACAGGCTTCTACACCTATGTGCAACATGTGCCATTAAATATATCAAGTATGTTTACTGCCGCAAATGTAGGCAAGAAATTTAAAGTCGAAATAGTATTTAACTAAGGCGGTGATTTAATGAATACAACTTATACATATAAAGAACAGACCTACTCTAGCTTATACGAGCTTTCCGAGGCGTTAGGCAAAGACGGTGTGTTTATTCCTCTTTCGATTTCTGACGGTGATTTACAACAGTTAGGCGTAACCGTTACGTATGAAGAAGAACCGATTGAAAACGTAAAGCAACGCAAAATCATGGAGTTGAAGCGTCAGCGTGATAATGCAGAGGTTGAGTCAATTGAGTACAAAGGTTACTCTTTTGACTACGATGAGAAAGCAAGGGACAGAATCAGTGCTGCAATTATTGCGTTGGAACTGCAAGGCGAAGGAGCTACAATAGAGTGGACCACGGCAGATAATGCCGATACGCCAGTGACGGCTAACGATTTAAAGATGATCATTGCTGCCGTTGCAGTACGCTCAAACAAACTGCATACTGCATATCGTGTAGCAAAAGAAAAAGTTGAGGCAGCGACTACGGCGGCAGAAGTAGAAGCTGTGACAATGGAAGTATAACAATAGGGGTGTAACAACATGATAGAACAGTCTTTAGATACGGTGTTGAACTCTGTGATTAACGTTATATCCGGTGGCGTAATAACGCTGCTTATCACTATGTATCGGCAGAAGAAGAAAGAAAATGATGCTCTAAAGGCTGGACTGCAAGCTCTTCTGCGTGACCGGATTATACAGGCGTATAATCACTACGTCCAGGATAAGGGGTGGATACCGATTTACGCAAAAGAAAGCATTGATGCCTGCTACAAAAGTTATGAAGCTTTAGGTGATAATGGCGTAATTGATAATTTGATGGAGCAGATTAACGAATTGCAGAACTATCCGCCGAGAGATAAAAAATGAGAGGTGCATAATGCGTAAGTTATTAAACATGCTAAAGAAAGACGAGAACACGCTTAGCATCGGCAGACTGTGCGCTGTGCTGGCGTTCGTATTGTTCTGCGTAATTTCTCTTTACCTTGCGTTTTTTGTAAAAACGTGGGGCAATTATGAAGCCTTTGCTATGGCTTGTGTATCTTTTATGCTTGCTCAGCTTGGGAACAAGTATGTAGAGACAAAAGTCATGAAAGTGAAGAATGACGAGTAAATTTTGAGTAACGCCACTTGACTTTTTTACAAAAATGCACTTGACTAATTTTCGCTAAAAACGCTGAAAGCTAGATGCAGCAAGTGTTTTAAGGTGTAATGATGTTGTTGCAAAAAGTCAAGTGACACATATTAACACACATTTTAGAAGATAGGCAACAACTTAACAAACAACTAAAATGTGAAATTAAGAAGTGAAATTAAAGGAGTAATAGTTATGATTATTACCGGTATGGCGCACTTTGAATCCGTGTGCAAAAACAAATTAGTGGAGTGGCATAACCAATCCGACAACATTAACCATGGCACGAACGACGTTCAGCCTATTACGCTGGAGAATGTCTATGTGGTTTGGGCGTGCAAGACGTTGCAGAATTACAAGGCGTTGTTATCAACGACCGTTAGCGGTGACGGTATTTATGCTGAGTATACATACAACGGCGACAAGCAAGAAATGTATGAGGACGTATACAAAAAAGCTTCTAACCGCTGCTTAAAAAGTGAGTGAGGTGATAGTTATGGATTGGAATAAAGCATTAGCAACAGAAATTGCAAAAGGCTTAATTAATACAGGAATTGAGGGTGGCTTTGACAGCGTAGCAAAGTCTACCGCCTACGCTTATCCGTCAATCGGTGTCAGCCAATGGGAGGGCAACAGAGCTGATGAGCTTTTGAGAGCTATTCCCGGCGGTGAAGAATTTGTCGGCAGAACCTACATTGATATTAAGGCAAGTGGCGAATTGCCGATGCTGAAAGAGCTTTTGAGAAGCGACGCAGGACAGCAGGCGCAGTTAGAACAGTTGTCACGTGACTGCCTGCAATATGTCGAGGTGCTTCAGCAGGTGCCGACGTTGGATGATACACGCTGCCTTATTTATGCTGGCATGTGGTGTCCGACTAGCACTTATGTTGTAAAGCGTTTCCTGGAGAATCGTTTTGAGCGCGTCAACCTGCGTAGTCTGGAGGCACTTTACAAGCTGTTTAAGAATTACTATTGGATTGCTGCCGATGTTGGTGAGATGTATAGAGCAGGTTACGCCAATAGAGCGGAAGCTACGTATCAGTATGTTGCTGGCATTGACTTAACAACACCATACGGCGTTCCTGCTTATGGATATGCTGGCAACGGAAGATAGGGAGGAATGCAAAATGGAAAAGTATATTGGCTGTAAATGTGTAGAAGCTGAACCGTGTAAAGCATGGAAAGAAATGGGCAGCCACAAAGTTGGGGAAGATGGCTATAAGGTTGTTTATCCAGACGGCTATGTTAGTTGGTCTCCGAAAGATGTTTTTGAAACTGTATATGTTAAGACTCCAATGACTATTCCGCAGACATACTTGAATGAACAGACGTGCCAAATTGTTGGAATGTTTTTATCCATGAAGTCATTGGAAGCAGCTTTTGGAAAGAAGATGATTTAAAGCTCATGCTTTAGATACAGTCACCGACAAGAGGTTTAGTTATTCCCTCTCCTATACGTGTAGCATTTTCTGTATTTTTTTTGCGTAATAGTCGGTGACACATTTATAATGATTGGAGGTGATACAATGGAAGAACTTAAAGCATTTGTTATTGACAAGAAATTTGTTGTTGGTTTAGTTGCAGGCTTTGTACTGGGTGCGTTGCATCATTATTTTGCACTCTAAAATCATTCTGAATATCTATCTTACAAGTAGGCTATAATTTAACGGTTTTGGGCAAAAATCACACACAAATTACATCGCCTATAAGCGTTTTAAAAATAGTGCCGCTCATGATTTATCGTGTCGGAATCTAAAATCGCTTGTAGGCGAAATTTGTGCGTCTGACGAGGTTTATTATATTTTACAAATATCAGTATTGCTAAGAGGTTATAATGGAGAATGAAAAAACAAGCAAAACTAAAATTGTCGTTGCTTTTGTCGCTGGTGTGTGTGTTGCTTGCGGTATTTATGCCGCTCAACGCTTCGGCTGGGTCACCCCGGTATTCGGACGATGTGACAGAATATATTCTGACGGAAAGTCAATATCAGAAGTTAAGCAACAACTTGACGGAGCTAAAGACAATCAACGAAAATTACAAAAAACTGCTGATGCAATCGAAGGGACAGTTGGGAACATCCGACAAGAAGTTAGCGGAGCTAGAGAAGAAGTCGGACGAGCTGAACAGTCTTTGTCTGACGCTGAAAATCAAAGTCAAAGAGCAGGAGAGCTTATTGACGAGTGTCAATCAATCCTTAGCGGAGCTAGAAAAAGAGTACAAGCTAAAACAGAAGCGCATTAAAAAACAGCGCAACATAGCCTACGTTATAGCAGGATGTGCGCTTTATGCTGCAATGAAGAATTAAGGCAAAGTTTGTCTTTCCTTATTTTGTTGCAAAAAAAATTCCCTTGTGTTATAATTATATCGTCAATAAAACCTTCATGTTTAAAACTGTTGATTGGTGGATTTCATTCGATATCCATTAAAGCGTTCTGTATAAAGCAGGACGCTTTTATTTTGCTTAAATTATTTAGTGACTGACTGTTTGTTGATGTGATATAATATATCAAAAAGATATATTATATGAGGTGATAGGATGAATGATAACGAAAATGTTAAGCAGGAAGTTTTGCCTGCTGGCATGGTAACAATGTTGTTTGCTGAAAACAAAAGAATTATTGATAAGCAGTTTTATATCATGGCTGGAATGTTGTTCGCTAACATTGGTCTGATTGCACTACTTGCTTATGTTTTAAAAAGGTGATTTAATGAGAGAACTGCTAAAAAGCGCGAGGATATGGATGACCGAAAGCTCGCGCCGCTCATTTTATGCAGTGCTTCAAGAAGCGAAGATAACGCCACGGCAAATGAAAATCTGTGAGATGAAATTTGTTGACGGCAAAATGAATTATCAAATCGCAATGGAGCTGAACATCTCCACTAAAACTGTTGACAGAGAAATAAGCACTGCGTATAAGGCTATTAATCGAGTGCTTTCTAAATGAAGTAATCCCCATTAAGAGAAGTGTAAAAGCTTTTCTTAATGGGGATTATTTTTTTTGCTCATTTTTGCTGTCTGAATCGTGTCTAAATCATGTCCGAATGCATAGGAGAATATGTCTTTAGCTTTAGGGATTGTTTTTATTGCTACCACTTAAAATATAGGTGAGGTGATAAAGATGTACGGAAATTATTACAATCCTTATGGAGCTACACAGCAGATGCAACAGAGGTTAGCTAATCTGCAACAGCAACAACAACAAATGTATCAGCAACCAATGCCGACAATGATGCCACCTGCGCAGCCGAATGCTTATCCGCCTGTACAGCAAATTAAAGGCAGACCTGTTACAAGCATTGAAGAAGCACGAGCAGCGCAAGTTGACCTTGACGGAACGAGTACATATTTTCCTGCTCCTGCCGAAGGAAAAATTTATGAAAAGCTTATAGGCATGGACGGCTTGCCGATTTTTAGAGTTTATCAGATTCAGCAGGACGGTGGTATGCAAGCTCCTGCCTACGCTGACAATAACACAGTGCTAGCATTGCAAAGACGCATTGAAAAGCTCGAAGAGCAGATTGGAGGAATGACAAATGATGAACATATTCCAGATGATGCAGATGGTACAGCAAGCAGGAAACCCAATGGGACTAATGCAGCAGTTCGCAGGACAAAATCCGCTAATGAGTAGAGCAATGCAGATGGGGCAAGGCAAGTCACCTGAACAGATTCAAAATATTGTAAGGAATCTTGCCAAACAAAAAGGCATGAATGATGAACAGCTTAATCAGTTTTTAAATCAATTTGGCTTAAAGCTTCAATAGGCGCGCAATGAAGCTTTGCATATATTTTTCGGAGGTGAAAAAATTATGGAAGGTACAAACATTGTTCCGGTAATGGATATGAATCGAAACAACAACTATGGTGACTGCTGGGGCGGCGGTATGTGGTTTATGTGGATTATTGTCCTGTTTGCTCTTATGGGTGGCTGGGGCGGTAATTGGAATAACCGTGGTAACATGGGTGCTGAAATTTTTGCTAATGGCAGCATGACACGTGATCAGATTGCAGACCAATTTTCTATGCAAGATATAAAAGACGGTATCCGTGGCGTTCAGAATGGCTTGTGTGATGGTTTCTACGCTCAGAACAGCACTATGCTGAATGGTTTTAACGGAGTACAGCGTGACATTATGCAGACTGGCTATCAGCTTGGCAGCGAGATTGCACAAAATCGTTTCGCCGCTCAGCAATGCTGCTGCGAGCAAAAACAAGCTATTGCTTCTCTTGGTTACGAAACTAACCGAAATATTGACGCAGTACGTTACGAAAACGCACAAAATACTTGTGCTATCGTAAACGCCGTCAAAGAGGACGGAGAAAAGACCAGGGCAATTATGGTAGCTAACCAGATTCAAGATTTGAGAGATAAGCTTGCCGATAGAGATAGGGATTTGCAGACAGCTAATTTCCATTTATCTCAACAGGCACAGAGTGCAACCCTTATCGGTACACTTAGACCTTATCCGCAGCCTGCTTATCTTACGAATAGCCCATATCAGAGCATTGCTGCTAACGTAGCTGGTGCTTGCGGCTGCGCTTATAATGTAGGCTAAAAATAAGTTATGTGCATTAACTGCACTGTATTAGGGACGGTGCACGCCGTCCCTATTGCTTTAAAAAACGATAAAATTTAAAGGTATCAAGAAAATACCTTGATTGCGTAAAGAGGTGAAAATAAATGATTTGCTACGAAAAATCTTCTTTGAACGCTGCGGCTGTTGCTGCTCAGTCTGTTGCAGCTAATGCTTTTGTTAGCTTTCCTATAAATAATCTTTTGACTGGCGTTGCTATTAAGCATCCTGCTGGAAGCTCTAGTGTTAGCCTTATTCGTGGTTTATACCTTGTCAGTGTAAATGCTGATGTTGTTCCTGCTGCTGCTGGCAATGTTGGCTTGCAGCTTCTGAATACCACGGAAAGCACATCTTCTGTTATTAATGGAGCAGAAAGTATTGTTACTGGTGCCGCTGACACGGCCGTGAATATTTCTTTTACTACGCTTGTTCGTGTTCGTCCGTCCTGCTGCGCTGTGAATAATGCAACTAGCTTGCAGGTACAGGCAACAGCAGCCGCAACTATCAACAGAGCAGCTATCAGCGTTGTTAAATTAGCGTAAGGGGGTGTGGTTATGCACTCCTACAAAGATTATTGGAATAAGATTATAGGTGACGATACAAAAGAGAGAGCAATGGAAGAAATTGTTTGCAGTGCCCTCGAAAAGCTTAAAATGCACTGCCCAGACCTTTTTTATCGCACGTTATATGACCTGCACTGCGTTGCTTATGGTCCGCATTTTGATGAAGCACTTGCAAAGCTTGCTGTCAGCAAGATGCAGAACACCGATGGCACTAATGGTGAGCATTGGACTTATGAGCAGACTACTCAGCTCGCAGAGCAACATAATATTAAGCATAAAGCTGACTGGTATTATGTGCTGAACATGGTGTACAGTGATTATGGTGCAGCGTTCAGCGGCGATACAGGAACACTTGTCAAGATTGCTAAAGCTTATATGTGCGACCCTGATGCTCCTAGCGGAAAAGTTCTTGATTTATGGGTAGCCCAAATGAGAGCAAAGGAAAGACAATAATATATCATTTGCACACGCTGTAAGTATATGCTATAATATATATGGTTTGAATTTGTTTCCATTTCGGTATCTCATTTACACACGGCTACAAAAAAGCAGGTTTAGTCAGCCTGCTTTTTTGCTTATGAGTTCTAATTGAGTTCCAAAATAAAAGCAACTAAAAAAAAGAAAAAAATAAGCGTAAAGATATTCACAGCGCAATAGAAAACCGCTTGTAAAAAAGTAGTCGATTTAGTAGAATCAATATAGAGCATTGTAAATAAAAACCGCTAAACCCTAGTATTAATGGGATTTAGCGGTTCTTTTTTTTACTAGATGAGTTCAAAATGAGTTCCGAAAATTAAAATTCACTATTTTTAGTTGACTCATCAACGGTTAAACTCTCTAATTTGTCTACAGCTTTCCTATTAGCTTCTGGCATCATGTGAGCGTAAAATTCAAAGGTTGTGTTTTTATCTGCGTGACCAATCTGTTTAGCGACTGCTAGAATATCTCCGGTAGCTGCGTAAAGCATTGAAGCATAGCTGTGCCGGAGAATGTGAGGACTAATTCTTGGCAAGCCTAACTTAGTACAGTGATATTGCATATATGTTCTGATAGCCGACGGTTTTATGCCATCAAAGATATAATCTTCTGGTTTAGCCTTATAAAGCGTGCCTATGTAGTCTATGATTTGATTATAGAGGTATTTCGGTATTTCAACATCACGCACGGAGCTTCTTGTTTTTGGTGTGCTAATGACAAATTCATCTTTATTGTGTATCCTCATTAGTGATTTATTAACATGAATTTTATAGGGCGATATATCCTCGATTTTTAGAGCCATAACTTCACCTATGCGCAAGCCTGCCCAAAAGATGATATTGAACAGTACTCTATGTGAAGCTATCTTAATATCGTCATAGAAAATCTTATACTGTTCTACTGTCCATAGTTTCGCACGTGTATCATTTGAATATGGCTTTACCCTGTCAGTAAGAGTAACAGGGTTATTTTTTGTCCCGCAATTTCTTTTAGAGAATTCAAAGACCTGGCTTAATTCTGAACGTATCTGATTTAGCAGTCTGCTTGAGAGCCGTTCTTTTTTTGATTTCTCATTTTGAATGGCAAGCCAGCGCATAACTTGAAGCGGAGTAACCTTGTCGACGTTCATATTCTCAAAGAAAGGGAGGACATAATATTTTAATGCCTGGTTTTTCTTGTCGACAGTCGACTGCTTTAATTCTCCTAGCTTCAATTTGCTGTCTAGCTCTTGCTGGTATGCTGCAATAACTTCGCTAAATTTCGGATCATGTGTATGAGTTTTGTTTCTCATGTCGCTTTCGTATTTTTCAGCATCACGCTTTTTATCAAAACCTCTTTTGGTTGTATGTTTTCTTACGCCTTGCCAATCTTTATACCAAAAAGCGCAGTCCCATTTTCCTGTTTTCGGATTTTTTATTACTGTCATGTTCTGCAGCTCCCTTCTTATAATTTTTGCCAAAAAATGCAAAAAATTCTCTTTAGTATTTAGCTTATAAGCGACTTTTCAAGGCTTCTACTTATATTTATATTAGTAAAAATTAAATGCTCATATAAGCTAAATATGAAGCTCTGATAAGATTTTTAATTTATAAAAATAGTGATATAAACTGTATAAAAACACTGGCTTGAAAAGCAACCTGGAATTTTATGTTCAGACTGTTTTTTAAGCCTTTTTTATTTCAAAAAGCACAAAAGCAGACCATTTCTGGTCTGCTGATTTATTTTATCGACTGCGTACTGCTATATGCTTGCTTGAATTTGTCGTTTGCTTCCTTGACTTTAGCAGCCGAATTTTTCCAATCTGCAAGCCAGGTGTTTTTGTCTAGTGATGGCTTGTCTTTTACTCGTGCCGTTACATCCAAAAAGTTTATTACGCAAGAAATGTATGTATCTGTCAATGTTGCAATATAAGAATCTTTTGCCTTGGAATCATTTTGCAGTTTTTCTTTTAGCTCTTGCAATTTAGGTTTGGTGTATATTGCTAAATCTGCTCCTGCAATATCTTTTGCATTTTCCGGATATGTTTTCATGACATTTTCAAATTTAGTGAAAAAGTCATCTTTTAAGATGGATTCCGCTGTTACAAAATAATTGTCATTGATGTACTTTGCGTCTGTTGCTTTCGATGCTTCACAAAATGGCAAGCCAGCAAACACAAAAATCGTAGTAAGAATAAGAAATATTTTTCTCATTTTTATAGCCTCCTAAAACGGACGGCAACGCTGGCAAGGTGTATAGCCTGATGCTTTGGCTTCAGCTAATGAACCTATGTAAAGTTTACTGCCACTGCTCATTTTTTGTACGAATCTGCAAGTGTTTGTGTGTATCTTGCCAGTGTTGCGATTAGCTACATAAGCTTCTGCCGACAGCGTGAATGTTCCGATGCAAAAAATAGTTATTAGTGCTATGATTATTCTTTTCATTGATGCTGACTTCCTTTATTGTTTGTTAAGCAAATTCGATATTATAGCACATGGTTCCTCGCATTCCGATAGGCGTATAATGTACGGCGTTGCTCGTCCTTCTTTAAATATGTGTAATCCACCGTCACCGTCAGAAATAGAGAACAGCTTGGAGATTGGGAAAGCAAAAGCTTTTGAGCTGCCTAAAAATCCTATACGCATATTGCTTATCCAAAAGATGCCCCATGAATCAGAAGTCCAAAAAGAGGAAGTTTTTCTTGATACACTCATAGAGCCTACATGATAGCGAACGCCTTTACAGATGCGTATAGATGCAGACGGTCCAGAATAATTAATTTTTTTGGTAACAGTTTTCATTTTCATCATATCTGCGTATGCTGAATAATGAAGTATCTCGCCGTCCTTATATATGATCTGAACATCATTTTTATCATAGATTGGTAATTTATCGTTAACTGTGATGTCATATAGGGTTCTGTTTAGCTCTATTTTTCCATTCCAGTATTTTACTTCTTTGGGAGTGAGATGTTCGCATATAAGCAAATACTTGCTAAATTTCTGCGCTTCATCTTCTGTTACTATTCCGTCCTGCATTATATCAGACCAGATGTTATTACAAGCCATAGATTGAGCTTCAGTAAGTTGTTCATCCGTAATATGTTTTTCTTTTATAAAGTTATACATATTGGTAAGCTGTGCTTTGTCTTCGTACTTATCTTCCATAGCTACCATGGTTAGCATTTTTATATATTCTTGAATATCTTCTTTTGATGCTTTGCGTGAAAACCACCCGAACATTAATACCGACTCCCTTCTATATATACGAAAAAGAGGACGGACATATGCGCCCTCTTATCGCTGTAGTTCTTCTACAAAATGGCTCCCTAAAGGAATCCCCCTAACATCAAGTTGAATCATTAAATCCGTGTTTTACAGTTTCAGCTTGTTTTCTTTGCAACCAGTTGGTTGGCAATTTCTATGCAGAGTAGCAGGAAATACACATGCTCTGTTGGTAATTGTCGAATCAGCTGTGCATACTCGTTAGTGGTATGACATCGACTTCGTTTTAACCTCCTTCCTTTAGATTGCAAGGTATTATGCCATGCTGGCGAAGGGGAAGTCAGGCCTTGCCTTTGCCTTGCAACAGCCCTTTTATAATTTGCTCGATAGCCATCTTTTGGGTGTCATCGAGCTTCTGAATCTGTTTTGCAATCTCAATAGCCTGTTCGTCGAGAAGCTGGGCGTTGAGCTGCTGCTTTACCGCTTCGGTGTCTATGCCGAGGGACTTTGCTTGTTGTTCCGTTACACCGAGAGCATAGTCTTTATCTTCATAAAAGTAACCAGCAGGAATGCCAAAGTAATTAGCAATAGCTTGTATGGTCGCTACTTTTGGCTCAGAACGACCACTTTTCCATAAAGAAAATGTTGAGTTGCTGATACCAGTTGCTTTAGCAACTTGGTATGCTGTTGTATTGTGTTCTTTTAGAAGAGCTTCAAATTTTTCGTACATTCGATACCTCGAAAAAAATATTTTACAAAAGCAAAACAAAACTACTTTACAACTCTAACACATTATGTTATAATATTACTAAGATGTAAAACAAAAATACTTTAAAGCCGTAAAATAATTTTAAGTATTTTACATTTGTCAATTAAAGTATATCACGTTCAAAATTGAACGTCAAGAAAGGAGTGCTGAAATGTATAGAAAAATTGCTGAATTAATGCAGAAAAACAATGTTACTGCTTATCAGGTTGCGAAGGCAACAGGACTTAGCAATTCAGCTTTTTCAACTTGGAAAAATGGCAGAAACAAACCTAATGTTGAAGCGTTGCAAAAACTTGCCGAATACTTCGGCGTAAGCGTTGATTACTTTTTAGAAGCGTAAAGGAGTGATGAAGAGATGTATAAATGTAAAGACTGGGTAGTTGTTTTTCAAAACTTGGAAACTGGCAAGGTAAAACTTGATACGTTTACTGAGAAAAATGAAACTGAAGCATGTAAATGCTTCAGGGCTTGCTATCGTCATGAAAATTACAGAATTTTGACGGTGGTAGAAAAACCGGAAATTGCTACAAAGACTAACTATAAAAAGTCAAGGGGGTAAAGATAAAAAATCTTAAACCACATAGATATATTGACTTTTTATTA